TTCATGCCAGCCTTCTCCGCTTGGCCGGCTGCGCTCGCCAGACCAGCTCCGCCGGCCAAGCTACCCGTGGCGGAGCGGCCCACCGTGCACTAACTTTACCCTTGGACCACCTCGTGGGGGCCGATCAGTCGGATTTGCCGGCACCGCGAAGCAGGTGCGTCGCTGGTTATCCGAGCGGCGCGCAGGCTCGGCCGGAACGACCATCCGGTCGTCGCCAGCACCGGCTGACATCCGTGTTGCGATCTCCACCGCATCACCCCTGGCCTCATCCAAGCAACTGTCCTGGTATCTCTTGCGTGAGCCCGAAGACCTCGCCCCCGAGGCAGCCGCGGTCGTCGCGCGTGTCCTGCAGGATCCCGAGGCGGCCAAGGTCGTCGATCTCGGTCGCCGCTTCTGCCGGATCGTCCGGAGCCGCTGTCATACGCCGCCATCGGGAAGATCGGATGTCACGGCGTTCGATGAATGGCTGGGCGACGCCCAAAACTGCGGCGTCCGCATCGTCGAGAACTTCGCTGCCAGCCTCGGTCAGGACGGAGACGCCGTTCGGTCCGCGCTGACACTCCCTTGGAGCAGTGGACAGGCTGAAGGGCAGATCACGCGTCTCAAGCTCTTGAAGCGCGCCATGTACGGCCGCGCCATCTGATCCTCCCCCGGTTCCACGGACACCTCTGATACGCTCCTTGCGGGCGGGGAAGGTGTTTGATGGCCAAGACGAGACGCGAGTTCACCCCAGAGTTCAAACGCGAGGCGGTAGCGCTGCTGGAGAGCAGCGGCCGCCCGCAGATGCAGATCGCGGCCGAACTCGGGATCCAACCCTCGATGCTGAGGCAGTGGCGCACGGGGCTGATGGGTGGCTCCCTGCCGCCGCGGGCAGCAGGTTCACCAGGCGCCGCATCCGCGAGCCCGGTGGCTTCCCCCTCCGACCAAGCGGCCGAGATCGCCCGTCTGCGGCGTGAACTCGACCGGACGCGCATGGAGCGCGACGTCCTAAAAAAAGCGATCGGCATCTTCGCGGAGATGCCCAAGTGACGTTCGCCTTCATCGAGCAGCATGCGAGCACCTGGCCGGTGCGTCTCATGTGCCGCGTGCTCGAAGTCTCTCACAGCGGCGACTACGACTGGCGATCCCGTCCCGAGAGTGCGAGGTCGGCGTCCAACCGTCGCCTTCTCGACGACGTCCGCCGAATCCATGTCGGGCATCAGAAGCGCTACGGCTCGCCTCGGGTCCATGCCGTCCTGTGCGCAGAGGGGCGAACGACCAGTCGTGGGCGGGTGGAGCGCCTGATGCGCCGTCATGGCATCCGAGCCCTGGCAGGACGTCGATACCGGCCCTGCACGACCGACAGCCGTCACGATCTGCCGATCGCGCCCAACCTCCTGAAGCAGCAGTTCTCGGCCGCGCTACCCAACACGGTCTGGCTGGCGGACATCACCTACCTGCCGACCGGAGAGGGCTGGCTTTACCTGGCCGCCGTCCTCGATCTCGCCACCCGCAAGATCGTCGGCTGGTCCATGCGCGAGCACATGCGGACCGAGCTGACCTCGGCCGCCCTGATGATGGCCACCCAACGGCAGCGACCGGGGGCCGGCCTCATCTGTCACTCGGATCGCGGCAGCCAGTACGCCGCCGAGGCCTACAGAGCGCAGCTCGCCGACATGAAGGCGACGCCCTCCATGAGCCGGACAGGCTGCTGCTACGATAACGCCCCGATGGAGAGCTTCTTCCACACGCTCAAGGTCGAACTCGTCCACCAGAGACGATGGGCGACCCGGGACGAGGCCCGACGCGACTTGTTCGCCTACATCGAGGGCTACTACAATCGGCAGCGCATCCACTCGGCCCTCGGATACATCACACCCGAGCAAGCCGAACGGAACGCGAGCTAAACCCCGTGTCCGTGGAACCGGGGGAGGATCACGAAGCGATGGCTCTGCACCTCGAAGAGATCGCCCAGGCTGTCGCCCCCGGCGCGCATGCCGTCCTGCGGCTCGATCAAGCCGGCTGGCACACGACCACGAAGCTCGCTGTGCCCGCCAACATCACGCTGCTGCCGCTGCCCGCCCGCTCCCCCGAACTCAACCCCGAACTCAGCCCCGTGAAGAACCTGTGGCAGTTCATGCGTGACGACTGGCTCGGCAACCGCGTCTTCACATCCTACGCCGACATCCTCGACCACTGCTGCGACGCCTGGAATACCCTCATCGACCGCCCCTGGCGCATCATGTCGATCGGACTGCGCGCCTGGGCCCATGAGTTCTAATCAGTGAGGATTGGTATAACTTTACCCTTGGACCACCTCGTGGGGACCGATCACGGCCTACGACGGCAAAGCGATTCGGTTGCGGCAGAGCAAGACGAAGGTCCGGGTGGTGATTCCGGTCAGCGCCATCCTGAAGGCGGCCCTCGACGCGACGCCGCGGCACAGCCCAATCATCGTGCTGAACTCGGAAGGCCGTCCCTGGACCAGCGATGGATTCTAGTCGTCCTGGGGAAAGGCGGCCAGGAAGGTCGGAATCCAAGGCGTCACCTTCCACGACCTGCGCGGGACTGCCGTGACGCGATTGGCGCTGGCCGGTTGCACAGTGCCGGAAATCGCGACGCTGACCGGCCACAGCCTGTCGGATGTGCGCTCGATCCTCGACGCTCACTACTTCAACCGGGATCCGAAGCTCGCGCTCGCCGCGATCGAAAAGCTCGAAAGGAGAACACATTCTCCCGACCAAGCACCCGACCGTGCCGTTACGTTCTAGCGGCTAATTCGAAAAAGTTGAGTGTTACCAAGTGGCTGGGGGACCTGGATTCGAACCAGGACCAGAGGAGTCAGAGGCCTCTGTTGATCCCAATGATTTCAATGACTTAGGTCGAAAAAATGTGTCTGGGTGTCCACTGAACCTAAAGGGCTTTTTCCGCAAATGAGCTGGGAAATCAGCCCCTGTTATTCACGCCAACTCGGGCTCGGCCGTTTGCTTGGAACGACCTTTGCCCGATCCATGGAGATCCGCAAGCACTTTTGCATTCGAGCGCTTCATGTCGGCGGTGCGATGGTACGTCGGCGTAGCGTATGTGGTGCGCTGACCCAGGATGTCGGCGATCTCCCGATCGGTCTTTCCGATCTCACGAAGGTCGGTCGCAACCGAGTGTCGAAGGCCGTGAGCCGTGAGGCCCGGCTTCACCTTGCCGGCCAGCTCCAGCCTCGCGCGCAGCTTTCGGAACGAGGCGTTCCAGCCGCCTTCGGTCCAGGGACCATCGGTCGACACGAACATGAACTTCGGATGCGGAAGGCGCTGATCGAGGATCTCGGCCAGCGGCTCGGGGCAGGGCACCGTGACCTCGACGTCGCCCTTGCCGGTGACGAAGGAGATCATGCCATCCTCGTAGGATGAGTTCTCCATCCGCCGGACATCGCCCAGGCGGGCGCCGAGGTAGCGCATGAAGGCGAGAGGGGCCTTGAGCTGGATCGGAGCGGCTTCCAGCATCGCCTCGCGCTCTGCGGACGTCCAAGGCCGGTTGCGATGGCGCTCACCGGTCGGCTTGCGGATCTTGTCCACCGACGTCGCCGGGTTGATAGTGGTGAGCCCCAGGCCCTTGCCGACGTTGAACACGCGCGAGATCACCTGGACGACGTAGTTGGCGAACCGGCGCTTGTGCTCGTCGAAGGCTCGATTGCGCAGGCCGGTCACGAGGGCCGAGTCCATGCGCGCCGTCGGCATCGGCCGGAGGCGATGGCACCAGACCATGACGCGCTCGTAGTCCTCCTTCGTCACCGGCTTCAGGTTCTTGAACTCGGGCGTCTTGCGGTACTCGTCGAAGAGGTGACCGAGCGTGCCGCGAACCGAAGCCTTCGCCTTGTGGGCCTGATCGATCCTGTCGAACTCCAGAGCGAACTCTGCCGTGCCAAACGGCGCCAGGATCCTGATCCCGCTCTTGCGATGGTAGTTGTAGGTCACGCCGTCGCGCTTGTCGTGGAAGCGCTTCAGGCCTGCGATCTTCATCATCCGTCCATCTCCTTCAGCCAGTCCTTCTGGAAGGGATCGGATGCGACCCTCCCGCTGAGGAGGTCGATCCACCCGTTGAGCTGCACAACATCGTAGCGGTGCAGCCTTCGATCGTCGCGCCCAGGTGGCGCGAGAGAGATTGCCGGTATCGGGCATGTCCGCTCGAACACCTGGGCGGTCACGCCACAGTAGGACGCCGATTCCGCAAGCGTCAGCAGCCGACGAGCCGGCAGATTGAGTACAGCTTGGGCGCCCATCAGCCCCACCCCGTCACGTCGCCGCCGGCCGACGCCAGCACATCGTAGCCGGTGTCGGTGATGCGGAAGTCCGTCAGGAAGCGGACCGGATCGGCTTCGAGCCAACCCCGGCCGACGAGCCACTTCACAGCTCGGTGGCTTGCTGCATCCTGCGCTTCCGCTGGGATCGCCATCCACTCCCGGCTCTTGAACAGCCGGAGGACTTCGATGCGGTGTTCGGCGGCGTTGGTGGCCATCATCGCTTCCGTGAAAGACCGAGGACGCGGCGCCCGTATGCGCTGCACCGTCCTCGTGGGTTGCTGCCTTGGTTGAAGGCGGTTGCCGCTGCGCACCAGTTGCCATGGGCAGATGCGAGGGCTCGGCGAAGGACGCGCATGCCGGCTTCGATGCCGGTTGCGCAGCTGTGAAGGTTTCCGCCGACACCGACGCCACGGGCCGTCTGTGGCTTCACCTGCATGATCCCGCGAGCACCACCACCGGTGACATTGCAGCGGTAGCGGCTCTCCACCATCACCACGCCATGGGCGAGGGCAGGGGGAACGCCATGCGAGATCGCAGAGCGGGCAACAGCGGCTTCGAGGCCGTCGGCTTTGGCTTGGCTCACCGCCAGGAGGGCGATGAGGGCGAGGGTCAATTTCTTCATTTGCATTCCCCTGGTTGGGTTTCCAAAACCAGGGTTTGCATTATGAATTCGGTTTTTGCATGACTGCAAGTCAGGCGGCAGATTTCGCCTTCGCCTCGCAGCCGCAGGTGGTCACTTCGCGCCACCCGGCGATGTCGTCGAGGATCGGTCGGCCGGACCACTCGTGAACCCAGACGCCCCGGTGCTCACACCACCGAGCCAGCTGGATCTTCCAGGAGTTTCCGTCCCACTTCTCCAGGAGCACCTCGACGAGCTTATTGCTCGGCGGGCGCCCGTTGTGCCGAAAGGTTTCGAGGATCATGCCGCCTCCAGGATGCACTCGTTGGGTAGGAGCTTCCGAAGCTGACGCCAGCCGATGAGGTTGCCGTGCTCGCGCGGTCTCAGCCACTGGACACTGCCGATGGATCGGATGGTGAAGGTGTCGTCCGGCGTCGCCTGGTGCTCGGTCGGGCTGGCGTGGATCGGCGCAGACCCAACGAGAAGGTCGTAGCGCTCGATCTCCTTCTCGACCGACCCGTTGCCGTCGAACGGAGCGTATGAGATGCGAGCGCAACGGGCGACCGACAGCTTCTTCAGGACGTCGAGCGGGTAGAGGTTGCGCTCGAAGTCCTTGACGTAGGGCAGGTGCCACTCGCCGGGCTTGACCTCGTAGGGCGTCGAGTAGTCCGACACACGCCGGACCTCACGGGCCACAACCTGGATGTGAGGCTCGGCCGCGTGGTGATCCCGGAGCGCCAGGAAGTTCGCCCACTCGGTCCCCGACACCAGGGAGTCGACGAACATCCACGGCTCCAGCAGCCGGTTGATGATCTGCTTCGCGTAGCCGGCCTGGTGGAAGCCCTCGGCGAGCTTCACCATCAGATCGCGGCCAATGAGCCAGGCCTTCTCGTTCTCCACCGGGAACTCATGCGGAAAGCCGAACACCGGCCCGACATCGACGCGCTCGCTGGTTTCGTTGTAGGCCTGCATGCCCTTCTGGGCGGCACCCCAGTGAAGGGGGATGAACGGCTCTTCCATGACCTCCTTGATCATGGTCTCGACCGGCACCGCGCGAGACGATCGCGTGTTCTTGGACAGCTGCCGGTGGGTGTTCAGTTCGGCCAGAATGATGCGCGGAAGGCGCATCTTGATCGTCCGCATCCTCTTGCCGCTCGGGCTGATGCTGTCGGCGATCATGCTTGCGCTGATGTGGTTCAAAGCTGGTCCTCCGACTGAAGCATGGCGTTGAGCATCCCGGCCGCGACGAACAGCGCGAAGGTGATGCTGGTGAATTCGCGGACAGCTTCGAGGGCCAGGCTCACTTGATCACCTTCAGGTACGAGGGCAGCTCGCGCTTGGCAGGCTGCTGCGGGACCGGAACCGGGGCCGACGCCATCCGCTTGGCCGGAAGCATCGGAACGCCCGTGGTCGGGCTGTTGCTGGCGATCGTCTCGTCGGGCGACAACAAGTCGTCGAGGACGCGCGGATGGGCGCGGCGTGTGATCTCGAAGACGCGGTCCTCGGGGTCGGTGACACGCTCGTCGATCACCAGCATGCGGACTTGCGAGCCCATGACGTGGAAGATCGGGGTGGTCTGGCCCTTCGCGAAGTGAGCGATGACCAAGGGGCCGGCGTGCTCTCGGATGTCGTTCATCTCGATTCCTCGTTGGTTTGCATTGGTAGCATGGTGGCAGCGTAGAATGCAAACGAAAAGGGCCACCCGAAGGTGGCCCAGTTCGCATGCTTGCAAGCCCTAGAAGTAGCGCTCGTAGTAGTCGTCTTCCTCTGCCTTACCCCAGGTCTTGGTGACCCAGGCGGTGCCGAGGACGATCAGGACGCCGACGGCGCCGGCCAGGATGTGGCCGAGGTGCTCGTTGTAGCCGCTCATCAGCTTCAGCAGCGGGTCGCCAGCGATGATGCCGCCGGCCGCCCAGCCGAGAACCGCAGCGCCGAACCACTTCAGGACGGGGAAGCGCTCGATCATCGCCGAGATGCCGACGCTGAATGCGATGACCATGGGGATGGAGATCAGCACGCCGAGGGCGAGAAGGACCATGTGTCCGTGGGCGAGGGCGGCGATGGCCAGGATGTTGTCGAGGCTCATGCCGACGTCTGCCAGGGTGATCATCGCCACGGCGCCCCAGAAGGTCGTGGCCGCCTTCTTCTCGTCCGTCACGTCGTCACCGTGGGTGAGTAGGCTGATGGCCACGTAGAGCAGGTACAGGCCCGCTGCGATGCTCAGTCCGTAGATCGACATGAGCCAGGTGGCGATGAACGCCAGGCCGATGCGGAGTCCGACAGCAGCAGCGGTGCCGAAGACGATGACCTTGCGCTGCTGTTCCTTGGGGAGTTGCCGGCTGACCATTGCGATGACGATCGCGTTGTCGCCGGAGAGAAGAAGGTCGACCCAGATGATGCCGAACAAGGCGGCGAAGAATGTCGCGTCCATGATGCCCTCTCAGTAGCCGGAGACGTCGCGGAAACCGCGCACGATGGTGCCGAGCCAGCGGCCGTAGCCCTCCGGCCAGAAGAATGCGTAGAGGAAGAAGATCAGGCCGCCCGTGAAAGGCACGACTGTTCGCGCCTGCAACGTGTTGGTGATCTGGACTGCTTTCGATGCGATGTCCGTCATGGGATCCTCGATGTGAGAAGGGCGGCCCGAAGGCCGCCCCAGGAAGGTTCAGAGGGTGAGGGCGGTCAGCCCATCAGCGCCACGCCGTCGACCCCGAGCAGCTCGGCGCCCTTCATCAGCACCTTCTTCTCGTCGTCGCCGATGTCGCCGACGTCAGCGACGTCCACGCCGATCAGGAACACGTCCTCGCGGTCCTTCAGGTCGCGTGCCTGCATCGCCTCGATGAAGCGCTGGTTCTGCATCCGGCCGGACCGGGTCTCGCCGCGATCGAGCGCCTCGTTGATGGCCTTCTCGACCTCGAACGGCTGGTAGCTGGCCTTGATGATCGGGTTGGCCGAGATCACCTGCTTGGACTTCTTGATCTCCTTCTCCTCGACCTCGCCGTCGGCCCAGGTGACGTTGGCGGCGAGCGATGCGGCGGCAGCTAGGAACTCCTTGTCGCCAGCGTAGGTACGGATGGCCCGACCGGTGTCGCCCATCAGCTTCTCGAACATGCGTCCCAACATTTTCACTCCTGATTGATGCGACCGCTCATCCGGTCGCGAATTGCATACCTGCAAGCGCTGGGATCAGCGCTTGATCTTGCAGCCGGCGTTGCCCTTGTAGGAGCAGAGGATCTCCGTCATCTCCAGACGTCGACCCTGGTTCTCGACGCCGCCCGGAACCTGCGCGGTGCAGGACACGTAGCCGTCGCCGTCGGAGTCGGTGCCCGAGCAGCTGAGGAACTTGCCGCCCACCGAGTTGGCGAACTGCAGGCCGCCGTAGTTGGCGGTGTCCTTCTGCTTCGAGTCGAGTTCGGTCTTGCAGGCGCCGAGCGCCAGAGCCATGCCGACGACAGCGCCGACGGTCAGAAACTTGGTCATTGGATTTCTCCGGGGTGGCGGCAGACCCTCATCCGATCCGCCGTTGATTTGCATTAGCATCGCATTTGCATGCGTGCAAGCGAAAAGTTGAACTATCTGCGGCGACCTCGGCCGGTCAGACGGTTGAACAGGTTGATGAACTTCCACATGCCCATGCCCATCAGGCCGAGCACGGCGATCAGGCCGATGAACTGCAGGATGTCGGGGGTGCGTGCGATGAATGCCCAGATCATGTGATGCTCCTCAATCCGCGCCGCCACCGCCACCGCCGTCGCCACCGCCGGATCCTCCATCGGAGTAGCCGCCGTTGTCGTGGCTGGTGTGCGAGTGGCTGTGGCTGACCTCAGCCGCCGGCTTCGACGTGTGGCCGTAGTCGTAGGAGTGATCCTGGTGACGCGGCGGCGTGGGCTCGTGGTGCCGATCGTGACCGCCCGAGCTGTAGGTCTTGCTCGGGATGTTGTCGGCGTTCTGCATCAGGTAGATGGCCGATGCAGGGTTCGAGGGGCTGACGGCCCACTCCTCTTCCTCGCGACGTCGGCGGGCGCGATCCTCCTCGTCGCGCTGCCGGCGGCGAGTGGCGGCTTCCTCGGACCGACGCCGGTAAGCCAGGTCGCGGAGCCGCTGCTCCTCGCTCTGGTCGGCGTAGAGCAGGCGAACCTGCTCGATCGGCATCGACTTGAGGTCGGCGTTGGTCTTCAGCTTCGAGCGCTCGGTCTGCGCTTCGCGTCGCTCCTTGCGACGTCGTAACCAGTCGAACATGAAATCCTCCTATGCGGTTTGCATGCTTGCAGGCGTCAGAGGCCGACGGCCTGCTTGTAGAGTTCGAGGATGGCCTCCTCTTCGAGCCGCTGGTCGCGCTCCATCTTGCGCAGCCGGAGGATGGCGGTGAAGGCCTTGAGGTCGAAGCCCCGGCCCTTCAGCTCGTTGCGGAGATCCTTCATGGCACCGCGAGCGTCGTCGATCTCTTCCTGCACGCTCTCGGCGCGCTCGCAGAAGGTGACCAGCTCTGCGCCGGAGACGCTCGACTCGTTGTCGACCAATTCGGGGGTTTCGTCGGACATGGTGGATCCTCAGTGGCGGTTGCGGGGGAAGCAGCGATAACCGTCGATCCGTTCGCCCTCCCAGAGGGGCGCCTTCTCGGCGATCACTTCCTGGGCCTTCATGAAGCAGGCCTGGGGCGTGATGTTGTGGAGCGTGATCAGCTCCTCGCGGCAGTGGTCCTGGAACTGACTGCCGGCCAGTGCGAAGCAGACGTAGACGACGAGGTTCATCGGCGCCTCACGTCTTCCAAGACCGCTGCAGCGATCATGCAGATTGCGGAGGGGATCAGCAGAGCTGACCACCTGGGATCGGCGCTGATGTTCATCAGCATCGGGGCTGCGAGAGCGCCGGAGGCGAAGTACAGGGCGCCCATCAGAACGCCTTGCCGTTCGCCAGGAGCCGCGTCTCGACCTTGTGGTCCTCACGCACGGCGTTGAACGCCGCCTTCTCCGAGACCGCGCCCGGCAGATCGAGACCGTACTCGGCGGCCATCTCTGCGATCGAGCGAAGCACCATGGCGAAGGCCACGGCCTGTCGGGGAAGGGCAAGGATGAGCGCCAGAGCGGCGCCGGCTTCCTCGCTGAGACCCAGGGCTCCGGTGGTGTCAGTCACCCGAAGCACCGCGTCTGCCAGCTCGACCTCGACGCCGCCACGGTGGGTCAGCTTGTCGTCCATCAGGTTCTTGCGGTTCGCCTCCAGCGCCTCCGAAAGCTCGGAGTGGATGAGGGCGATCTTCTCGCTGATGATGGTCTTGGTCGGCAGCAGCGGCTCGCCGGTCACGATGTTGGTGTGCCATCCGGCCTTCACCATCGCACCGTGGCTCTGCTCGACCAGGACGCGCACCGCGTTTGCGATGGCATCGTAGTCCGGTTTGAATTCTTGCAAGTCAGACTGCATTCGATCCTCGCTCTATGGAATGAGATCAGGTATGACGCCAGTAACGGCCGTCCGCTTGGCGGTTGTGCTGAGCTTCTTGTGGTTCCAAGCGCGGACTACAAGCTCAAGGTACTCGTTGTATTCGTTGCGCTTCTTCTTGTTCTCCTGCATGAGCCGAGCGCGAAGGATGAAGATCGGATCCGACGAGGAAAGGTACTCTCCAGTCAGGAGAGATTTCATGAACTTCTCGACCTCGGGCTGGGTGCTCTTCTCGGCGATGATGTAGAAGATCGCTCCCATCACAGTCGGAGGCATCAGCAGCTTCGCGGAAGTAGAGTCGATTTGATCCATCACAAACCGAAGTGCATCCACGTTCTTGATCGTAAAGTCGCTGACCTTCTCTCTGTCAGGCGTTATGTTGTTAGACGGGAACCGGTCCTTCGCCTTGTACTGTAGAATGAGCGATGAAACCGACTTGAAGTTTGGCGGCACGTTGACATCGTGCATCTTGATAAGGTCTCCAGATGTCCTGGCGGCCTGCGCAGAGTCGACAGTCATACGGGTTTCGCGCTTGTATCCGAACGCAACATTTGCCGTGACAGACTTGCCGCTCTCAGAGATGGCAGTCAGTCTGTTTTGACCGTCGTTCAGCTTTCCATCATCGGATACGATGACTGTTTCGCCGTTCAGCCCCCACAATCCCGAGGCTATCGATTCCTTGATCGCCTTGATGATCGAGTTCTTCTTGGTGCGGTTCGACTCGTTGTTTGCCAGCAGCCAATCCGCGATCTCCTTCGTGATCGTGATTTCGCGGGTGAAGCGGTAAATCTTCCCGATCTCGACGATCGTGAGGAAGGTTGCAAGTGAGGGTTTCGCTTGATGCTTGTAGACCTCGCTGCTGATGAAGATTTCAGTCGGCGGCAAATTCAGCGCCAACCGCTTGATCTCACTCGGGGAAGTGGGGATGCGAACCTTGGAAAAAGTTGACATGGCGTTCTCCGAAGAACTGGGTCACAGGATACGATGCAATTTGCATGCTTGCAAGTGATTTCGGCCCCTCACTCCGAAAAATGAGGGGCCGTCTCAGCGACTACGAACAGCCGGTCGTGCTGCCGCAGCTGTCGCACTTCATGCAGGTGCCGTTGCGGACCAGCGTGAAGTTGGAGCACTCGGGGCAGGCGTCACCCGAGTATCCCCGTAAACGAGCCTCCGCTCGCTTGTCGGCCACCGCAGCGACGGCCGGCGTGGCGACTGGCGCAGCCTCTTCGACGACACCACCCACCGACTCGGGGGATGCCTGCTCCTCGACCTTGCCGACCGTGGTGCTCGACGCCTCGGGGGTGACGTGCGCCAGGTCGTTGCGGCCCAGGTAGGTGATCGCCAGGTCGCGGAACACGAAGTCGAGCACCGAGGTCGCCGACTTCACCCGATCGTGCCCCTGGACCATGCCGGAGGGCTCGAAGCGGAAGAAGGTGAAGGCCTCGACGAACTCTTCGAGCGGCACGCCGTACTGCAGGCCGACCGAGATCGAGATGGCCAGGGCGTTCATCACCGACCGGAAGGCTGCGCCCTCCTTGTGCATGTCGATGAAGATCTCGCCCAGGCGGCCATCGGGGTACTCGCCCGTCTTGACGTAGAGCTTGTGCCCGCCGACCACCGCCTTCTGGGTGTAGCCGGTGCGGCGGTTCGGCAGCTTCTCACGCTCCCGGATCCGCTTCTCGATGACCTTGACCACCTCCTGCACCTGGACCGTGGCCGATGCTGTGGCGATGGCCGGAACGTCGACCTCGTCGGACAGCAGAGCCGAGTTCAGCGGCTGGGAGAGCTTCGAGCCGTCGCGGTAGATCGCGTTGGCCTTCAGAGCCAGCTTCCACGACTTCAGGTAGGCCCGCTTCACATCCTCGACCGACGAGCGGTTGGGCATGTTGATCGTCTTCGAGATCGCACCGGAGATGAACGGCTGAACCGCCGCCAGCATGTCGATGTGACCGTCGACCACGATCTCGCGGGTTCCCTTCACGCCGCACTTCGAAGCGCAGTCGAACACGGCGTAGTGCTCCTGCTTCAGGTGCGGTGCGCCTTCCAGCGTACCGGTGCCGAGGGTGAACTCGTTCTCGGCCTCGATCTGCTCCTTCGTGAACCCCATGGACGTCCAGTCCGCGAGGTACTTCAGGTGGAAGGCGCCGGGGATCGAGTTGGCGATCCCAGCGTACTCCTCCTTCGACAGAGTCTCGCTGATGGCCGGCGAGAGCATCTGCGAGCCGGTGGCGTAGGCGACCACGTCGGCGATCTCGTTCGCCGTGTAGCCGAGGGCACGCAGGGCATCGGGAACGCCCTGGGTGATCATGCGGAAGCTGCCGCCGCCAGCGAGGTTCTTGAACTTCACCAGCGAGAAGTCCGGCTCGATCCCCGTGGTGTCGCAGTCCATCACGATGCCGATCGTGCCGGTGGGCGCGATCACCGTCGTCTGGGCGTTGCGGAACCCGTGCTTCTCGCCTTCATCGTAGGCCCTGTACCAGGCTCCGCGAGCAGCGTAGGCGATCTTCGACGAGACCGTCATGTCCGAGAGCGGCACCGGGGCGATCGACAGCCCGTTGTACGCACTGAGATCCGAGTGACCATCGGCAGCGGTCCGGTGGTTGGCGATCACCCGCAGCATCGACTTGGCGTTCGCCGGGTACTCCGGGAATGCCCCGAGTTCACGGGCCATCTCGGCCGACGTCTCGTAGGAGTGGCCGGTCATCAGCGCAGCCAGGGAGGCGGCGACCGAACGACCTTCTGCCGAGTCGTAGGGCAGGCCCATCTTCATGAGCAGCCCGCCGATGTTGGCGTAGCCGAGACCCAGCGTGCGGTAGTCCCACGACAGCTTGGCGATCTGCGGCGAGGGGAACTGCGCCATGGTCACCGAGATGTCGAGCACGGCGGTCCAGATGCGAACCGTGTGCTTGAAGCCCGCAACGTGGAAGCCCTTGATCGGGTCGTGGAACTTCACGAGGTTGATCGAGGCCAGGTTGCACGCCGTGTCGTCGAGGAAGAGGTACTCCGAGCACGGGTTGGACGCCCGGATCCGACCGCCGGCCGGGCAGGTGTGCCACTCGTTGATCGTGGTGCTGAAGTGCAGGCCGGGGTCAGCCGACTGCCAGGCAGCGTCCGCGATCTTCTCCCAGAGATCCGCAGCCAGAACCGAGCGAACGACCGTTCCGTCGGTGCGGGACACGAGGTTCCAGGTGTCGTTGTTCTCGACCGCCCGGAGGAAGTCGTCGGTCACCGACACGGTGTTGTTCGAGTTCTGGCCGGACACCGTCTCGTAAGCCGGGGACTGCCAGTCGATGTTGAACACCGGGAAGTCGATGTCGCGGTAGCCCTGCTCGACCATGTGCAGGACGCGCTGGATGTAGCTGTCCGGCACCATCGCGACGCGGGCGGCCGAGATCGCAGCGTGCAGCTCGGTGTTCACCGCCGGGTTGAGTAGCGACGGCGCATCCTCGGTCACGCCAGCCACCGACGCCAGGATCTGCTCCAGGTGGTGCTTGGTGATCTTGGACCCGGTCACCAGGGCGGCGACCTTCTGCTCTTCCTCGACCTTCCAGTCGATGAACGCCTCGACGTCGGGGTGATCGACATCGACGATGACCATCTTGGCCGCGCGCCGCGTCGTGCCGCCCGACTTGATCGCGCCGGCCGCCCGGTCGCCGATCTTGAGGAACGACATCATGCCGGAGGACGAACCGCCACCGGCCAGCTTCTCGCCGGCACCGCGCAGCGAGGAGAAGTTCGAGCCGGTGCCCGAGCCGTACTTGAACAGGCGTGCCTCGCGGACCCACAGGTCCATGATGCCGCCGTCGTTCACCAGGTCGTCGGCGACGGACTGGATGAAGCAGGCGTGCGGCTGCGGACGCTCGTAGGACGACTTCGACTCCACCACCTTGCCCTGCTCGGGGTCGAAGTAGTGGTGCCCCTGGGCCGGGCCGTCGATGCCGTAGGCCCAGTGCAGGCCGGTGTTGAACCACTGCGGCGAGTTCGGCGCCACCATCTGCATCGCCAGCATGTAGCGAAGCTCGTCGTAGAAGACGCGGGCGTTCTCTTCGGCGAGGCGTGCGGTGGCCTGCTCACCCCAGGCTTCCGATCCGAACTGCTCGATCGTCGGCTTGAAGTAGCCGCTCTTGAAAGCCCAGTACGTCCAGGTGCCGGCGAGGCGGTCGAACACCTGCTTGGCCGAGGTCTCGGGTCCGAAGGTCAGCGGCGGCTGGCCGAAGCTGCGAAGCCCCGTACCGATCGGCTCACGACGACGCAGCCAGTCCGGGACGCCGTCCTCGATCACGGGCATGCTGCGATCGGGAACGCCGGCCTTGCGGAAGTATTTCTGGGCGAGCACGTCGGCAGCAGTCTGCGACCAGCCCTGGGGAACCTCGACGCCCTCCATCAGGAACACCGACTTGCCGCCGGCAGTGCTGATCTTGCTCGTCGTCTTCCTGAAGGGGATCGAAGCGTAGGGCGACTGGCCTGCCTTCGTGTAGACTCTCTCGAACTTCACGTTGATCTTCTCCAGATTGGAAGGAACAGTTGAAAAAGGCCCCTGTGAAAGGGGCCTTGATCTCGATCAACCTTCGTCGAAGTTGATGACCTTGTAGTAGTGACCGCTTCGGGTCTTGAAGACGTTCTTCTCGGGCTCTTCCAGCACGTAGGTCGTGTGGATGTGCTCCCCGTCCGGCCAGCGCTCCAGCTTGTCGCCGATGACGTCGCCGGTCAGGAACCGACGGTCCTCGGTGCCGACGTTCCACTTGGCGTTGCGAAGGCTCGCGGTGATCTCGATCTTGTCCATGGCGTCCTCAGGCTGCGAGAGCGGGCTGGGCGGCTTCGATGTGCCGGGCGGCGCGGCGCTTGGCGGCACGCGCCAGCTCCTTCGCGCCACCGCCGGCCTTGCTGAAGGCCTTCATCTCCAGGGCGCCGTACCGGCCGTAGTCGACCAGCTCGGCGCGCTTGACCGGGACGAAGTTGACCGGCAGCTTGCGCAGATCGGTCACGAGCTTCTCGCGCTCGTCCTTGTCGGTCTCCAGGTTGATCCGCTCGATCAGCCCGTCGATCTTGGCGCGCAGCTCGGGTCCGACGCTGCGCTTGCCGTGAACGGCGGTGCCGAAGGGCATGTAGTGGTAGCGCGGGCGCTCCTTGCGCCTCTTCTCTTCGCGGTTGGACTGGCCGGCGACCATCACCATGGCCTTCACCAAGCCTTCGGTGATCTTGTTCCAGACACTCATGCTGCGATCTCCCTCAACTTACGCCGGACGCCCTGCCGAACGTAGTTATTCTGAAATACGGATCCGGGTGTTCCAGAGTAGATGACGTGATTCCAACGCCCTCGACTCTTGAACTCGACCCGCTTATGCTTGCCGCCGGTCGAGAACCTGAAGTCTTCGATCTCTTTGGACCTCACCAAACTTTCCAATTCGCGCTTTAGATCGCGACGCAGGTGCTGCACGTTTGCCTCCTGATGAGAATGGACGCTTCGGCCACCGACTTTTCTTCTTGTCGGGAGCGGCAACGACCTCTTCCTCATCACCCTTCGACAGGAGGCGACGCTGGAAAGCCTTGTGCTCTTCGGTGACGCGACGGAGTTTCGCGATCTCGGCTACATCCCCGTGGATCGCGTTCTTCTTGCTCTCACCCCGCCGACCAGTGGTCTTGGCGAGGTGGCAGTCCTTGTGCTTTGCGAAGAGCGCCTCGGGGTCGTTCGCCGGAGGGACGGTGTCCCGTGCTTCCAGGTCGAACGATCGCAACTGGAGGGCCGGCTCGTGATCGAACTGGGTCTCCTTCCACGTCCCGAGGCGCTCACCGCATGCGCTGCAACGACCTTCCTGCCTGATCACCACGTCGAACTTGACGCCGACGGGGATCTCCTTTCGGAAGCCCTTAGGCGGGGCATGGACCTCGTTTGCAGCCATGCCTCGTTGTATTTGCATGCTTGCACGGTGTCAACCATGCAAATGCAAATTTCATACCCGAGCGAGCTGGGCCTCTTCGAGATCGAGCCGGAGGGTCGCAAGCTCATCGACGGCGGTGTCGCGCTCCTCGACGAGTCGGGCGCTCTGGATCTCCAGGACCGCGACGCGACGGTTAGCATCACCGCCACAAAGAGCCTCTCTGCCGTAGAGGTGGACCACGTCTTCGACGTTCGGCTTGGCGATCATGCCGGTGAGCATGTTCCTGTGAACCGCGATCGGGTTGGCCAGGGCGGCCTCGATCGCTTCGACCTTCGACTCCATGTCCGCGATCCGCTCCACATCACTCTTGCCGAGGAAGTTCGAGAGGCTGCGGGCGAGATCGTGGGTCTCGGCCGTCATGTAGCTAAGGCCCATGCGCTTCTGGCGGGCATCCTGGCTCTGGACGTAGATCTCCTGCAACCAGGCCAAGATCTCTGCTTCGGTCTTCATGCTCGATCCTCTTCAGCGGTTGAAGCTCAGGATGCCGTCCTCGTGGCGCCAGAATTCGTTGGCCCAGCGCCATTCGAGCTTGCCGTCCTCGTTGGTGAAGTAGATGCCGGGCCAGCCCTCGGGGCGGGTCAGGTCGAGGTAGTCGTGCGGCCCACGGTGGCGGGACCGCTCGTCGCGAGACCCCATGCGCCCGACCACCATGCCCATGGCGATCACCTCGCGAGACATCGGACCCTTGAAGATCCGAAGGCTCTCACCGGGCATCGCGCGCCGGTACGGGTGGTCGTTGTCGAGGTGTACGAGGTAGTCCAGCCTCGGCGAGTTCGACCCGAACCGAAACCCCGGCGGGGGCTTCAGCGGGACTTCCGGGATCCGAGCCGGCGGTGGCATCAGATCGCCACCCATCAAGCGTCGGAACTTCTTGAACGGCCACATCATGCCGGGATCGCCTTGCGTGCGAGGAGCTTGGCTTGCCGAGCGACCTTCCAGGGAGCGTCCTTCTCCCAGTCGCCGGCCATGATCGAGCCGTAGGGGAGGATCTGATCCTCGACCTTGGCCAGGTCGTATTTCTCGATCTGCGACCGGACCGCCTTGGCGTTCTTGTAGGCAGACGGCAGCTCGGAGTGATCCGGGACACCGCAGTAGGAGCGAACGTCGAGACCGCCGGCTTGCAGCTCGGCCAGCTCGGTCTTCAGCGCATCGCCACCCTCACGCATGTGCTGCGTCCTGGAGGCGTTGCGGCCGGCGCCGTGCGGGGCGAACCCGAGCGAGCCCTTGTTGTCCCGGTGCGAGGTGACCAGGATCGGCTGGCTCATGTTCAGCGGGATCAGGGTGTAGCCGACGTCGTCGGGCGAGAAGCCCTTCCAGGACGGCGTCGCACCCTTGCCGTGGTAGTAGAGCCCGTCCGTCTTGCGGAAGACGAAGTTGTGCTCGTTCCAGAACCGGTCCGAGACGGCGTTCCCGAGCTTCTGGGAGGCCATGTCGTGGATCGCGTAGTGGCTGTCGCGGGTCCACTGCCGGACGAACTGCAGAGCGCTCCAGTAGGCGCGACCCTCGTCGGAGTCGGCCTCGATCCAGGCGTTGTGACCCGGAACCTTCGGAGCCTTGATCGCCGTGTGCCTCTTGGCCGCCGCGATGCCGCGCTTGTAGAGCTGGGCACCGAGACCGCGCGAGCCGTGGTGGGTGACGAGCGCCAGCTGCCCGGTCGATGCGAGCTTGCCGACATAGGCGAAGTGGTTGCCGTCACCCTGGGTGGCGAAGTGGAACTTTGCGAAGTCGCCGAGGCCCTTGAGGAAGGGGTTCTCGTCAGCCTCGGCCCAGTAGGCCGGGACCGCGACATCGGTCTTGCGCGGCGACTGCGGCGTGACCGGACCGAAGTGCGTCACCGCCTGCACCGCATCGAGCAGGCGCTTCGGATCATCCTCCCGCTTGAACAGCGACACCGCCATCGAGCAGCAGATGTCGGCCGAGTGGAAGCCGGGGTGGATCGCGTTCTTGGTCGCGACGACGCCGCCGACCGGGATCGTGCCGGCCTGCGAACCCGACGGGCAGGCATCCGGCATCACGGATCCGGCCAGGATCGTCGGAACCCGCATCAGGGCGTCCATGTGGGCGTTGACGCCAGCCAGATTGTCCCGCTCGGCCTGGGTCTCGGCATCGAGGAAGACGCCGTAGGGGATGTTGTTGGTCCGCATCGACAGCTCGGCCGGCACGAACTCCTGGATCTTCACGAAGATCGCATCGTCACCCACGCCTTCCTGGCGCATGCGATTGGCGGCTTCGATGGCGTTGGGGAACCAGCGACCCGGCTGGAAGCCCCATTCGATCAGCGTCTTGCCCGTGATTTGCATGCTTGCAATCTCCTAGCGAACACAGCGCCCGCGCTCGGCGCGGACGGCGGCGACAGCTCGCTTCAAGGCGGCGAGCATCGCGGTGACATTCTCCGGCTCCTGGCCCTTGAACGAGCCAGGTGTCGGCATGGACATCTTGCCGGACGCGATCCTCACCGCGTCCTGAATGAGTCCGTCGCGGACCGAGGGGATGCCGAGCAGCTTGGCATCCGTGCGGACAACAAGGGCTGCAGCTTGGATTTCACGATCACGCGGCGACATCGCGGGCGTCCAAGAGGTCGTCCTCGACGAGCATCATCGCCTGGGTCAGGTCGTCCATCTCGATGCGGAGCTTGCTGAAACGCGCCAAGAGGAGATCCCGGTTGGAGAGCGGTCCAAGGGGAGGGCGGGAGTCGATGCCGAAGCGACCGGCCTTGCCCAGCAGCTGCATGACATGGCCGGCTTCGATCATCACCTCGCCGATCTCTTCGCCGAGGCGGGCGCGGCGGCCGACAGGGTCGGTTGGCATGTACTTCGGGTTCATCACATCACTCCTTCGGCGTAGAGTTCGGCCCAGACCTCGTCGGGAAATTCGATCCCGAGGTAGCTCTCGATCGGCTGGCGCCCCCAGTGGCGTTCGGCGATCAGGGCTCGGATCAGAGCCAGTTGGGCGTCGATGCGCAGGGTGTTCTGCTGCACGCCCACGATGTTGCCCGGTCGCAATAAGAACCGGTGCAGGATGCTGTCTCGCAGGTAGGCCGCTTCCTCCAGCTCCAGGAAGGGATTGATGAGCTGCTGAAGCGCCTTGTCCGTGCGCCAGTTCGGGAACACGGTGTTGGCCGTATCATCGTCGGAGCGCCCCGTGACGACAGGATACGCTTCGTTCATGCGGCTTCTGGCCATTGGCACTCACTCTTCGCTTCGGTCATGAGGGACTTCAGGTCGACGCCGGGAAGGATGCTCTCGGAGACGATTTGTTGTGCGCGTTCGAAATACTTCGTGAACTCTTCGTCGCCCATCGCATCGAACGCGATCGACGAAGGCATGAGGCGCATCTCACCTTCGATGGTGATGTAGTTCTCGACGACGCCGCATGCGGTGAGCAGCATGTTGTGGAGCGGTCGCTCGTCGGTGAAGTGCTCGCTGTTGTCGACGACCTTCCTGATCCACGGCCAGTAGAGCCGCAGCTGCGGGAGGCTTCGGACCTGGGCTAAGGAGGCCCGGATCTGCTTGTTGCCGTGACGGTCGGCTTTGACCGTCTTGGTGCGATCCAGGAAGCGCTCCCGGTCGAACTTCGAATGTGGCTTCACGGTGCCGTCGGGCATCACGTCCAACAACACCCAGTGATCTCTGCTCTTCATGATCCCTCCGTTTGCATGACTGCAAGCGATCGGGCGGCGTGCGTCGCTCGATCAGGTCTTGTCGGCGGTGAGTGCCGCGATCCGATCCCGGCAGCGGGAGGCGAGATCCGCCTCCTGCTCCTGGGTCAGCTTGAACTGGTGGCGACGAACCGTCTCGTCGCGCCACCAGCCCCGAAGCTGCTGGCCGGTGACCGCCATCTCGATCGCGACATGCGCCAAGCGGCAGTACGCCTCGGCCTCAGTCATCATGCAGCCTTCTGTTCACCCTTGCCCGGCCAGCCCAGGGCTGTCAGTCGATCCCTGCCGGCGCCGCGCAGCTCCTTGTTCAGGGCCTCGGGAACCTTGGCGAGCAGCTCCTGGGTTGCAGGCTTGAGCATCAGCTCGGTGACCGCCTTGGTGGTGCGGCACTTGCGGATGCTCTCGCGGAGAGCCTTGACGTCGTCGGACTCGTCGCCCTGGGCCTCGCCAGCGCCCTCCTGGCGGCCTTCGTCGTCCTGGGACGTCTCCTTGTCCGGCTCGGGCTCCTGACGCCGCTCCTCGGGCTCCAGATCGAGGTGGCGACCCTTCGGCCGCTCGTCCTGGCGCTCGTCACGCTCGGGCTCGTCGCGATCGTCGGAACGAGAACTGCCGGATCCCTGGTTGCGAGCGGCGAAGTCCTCGGCCTCCTCTTCGGAGTAGGCGCCGTGCATGCCGGCCAGCTTGATGATGACGCGGTCCTTGGCGCGCTTCTCGGCCATCGCGAACGGGTAGCCGGGCTGCTTGCCCTTGATCAGGTAGTTCGCGCCGCCGCCGTCACCGTTGCCGATCTTCACCTCGCCGAACGACCACTCGGCGATGCCGTCCTTTCGGGTGGCTCGTGCCAGGACGACGACCTCGCCGTCGGTGATGCGGATCATGGTCGGCAGATCCCAGGTCAGCTGCAGCTTGGCGGCGAGACGCTCCAGCGCCGAGTGCAGGATGACCGGCTTGCCCTTGACGTCCCACACGTCCTTGCGGCCGAGCGGAACCTCGTGGGTCTTGAACAGGTCGCGGATTTCGTTGTTGTCCAAAGTAACCTCCTCAGGCGGCGATGTCCATCGGGACAGCAGGTGTGATCTCGTAGAGAGCACGACCGTCTTTCCCGCGTTTCATTTTGACTCCGTACCCGTGCGCGATCATCGCGTCTTCCGGGAATAGCTTCTTGATCTTGCGCTTGGCGCTGTCGTGCTTCTTCGTAGCCTCGACAGTCTCGGTGAGTGTCCCAGCAAGCACGGACCACTCGTTGTTGCCCTTCATGTCGACGATCTTGGTGCGCTCGACGACGATCGGGGTGTCGGCTGCCTTCGGGAAGTTCGGCAGGGTGCCCGACTGGACAGCCTCCCAGAATTCCCGCTCGGCCTCTTCCATCGCGACCTGATAGAAGAAGTCGGACTTGACCTCAGCCATCTTCCACATGCCGCCGCCAGTCAGAACTGAGAGATACGCAGTCTCCAGACCTGTGACCCACATGTTGTGCTGGAGCTGGCCGTAATACTTCTTGACGGCGTCTTCGAGAGACCAGTTGAACGGGAGCATGAACTTGGCCTCGAAGATGCCCTTCTCAGGGCAGTCGGGGCAGTTGCGAACCTTGCCGTCCAGCGTTGCGTGGGCATGCTCCCAGTCGGGATGACGAACCTTCTGCTGCATGTCCGTGACCCACAGGCCGGTCTCATGCTCGAAGACGTCCGCGTTGAACTCCTCGGTGATGTTGCCGAGCTGGATCAGGACGACCTCGGAGAAGTCGAGTTCGATGCTCTCGCCTCGCTTCTCCATCCAGATGTCCTCGACCGCGAACTGGTCGCCGGACATGATGATGCGGGCGTCGGATCCGCCGATCGAGGAGCGGCGAGCCAGCTTGTCGGCGTCGCTCATGCCGATGTGGCCAGTGCGACGGAACTTCGATGGGGATTGCATTTGCACTGACTCCGTCATTTGCATTACTGCCTGCGAACGCCGAGGTCAATGCGCTTTCGCGCGGGCCTCGTCGGAAATGTAGCGGTTCCAAAGGGCCTTGGCCCCGAGGTCGGTGATGAAGGCGGTGTGCGCCGCCGTCTCGTCGGGGGAGGCGCGCGAGATGAACCGCCGGCCCTGGTACTGGCCGGACGAGACCTCGATCACTTCGTCGACCTTCGCCGCGAGATCGATGCCGAACTGCCGGCCGCCGTTCAGGTGGAGGTACACCTCAGCCAGGATCTCGGAGTCGAGCAGCGCGCCGTGCTTCTCGCGCTTGGAGTTGTCGATGTTGAAGTGCCGGCACATGGCGTCGAGGTTGTGCTGGCCGCCGGGCTTGGCCCGCTTCGACATCGGCAGCGTGTCGATCATCTCGTTGCTGAGGACCGGCATCTCCAGGCGCTTCAGCTCGGCGTTCATCATCTTGACGTCGAAGGGGGCGTTGTGGGCCACCATCGGCGCGTCGCCGACGAACTCCAGAAACTTCGGCATCACCCGCTTTATCGTCGGGTGCTTCTTGAGGAAGTCGTAGGTCAGGCCGTGGATCTTCACGACCACGTCCGGCACGTCACGCTGCGGGTTGATGTAGGCGTGGAACGTGCGCCCGGTGGGGATAAAATCGATCAGCTCGACTGCTCCGACCTCCACGATCCGGTCGCTGTCGGCACTCAGGCCCGTCGTTTCCGTGTCCCATACAACGTGACGCATCGGGGTGTGCCTCTCTGATGATCCGCTTGGCGTACTCTCGATGGGTGCCGACCTTGCGGACGATGTGTTCGAGGGTCTCGCCTTGCGCGTGAAGCGCCAGGATCTTCGACTTGGACGAGACCCTGCTGGACGGCCGGAGCGGCATCTTCAGGTGCTGGGTCAGCCGGTAGATCCACTCGCGCGAGACCAGGAACTCGTCGGCGATGTCGTCGGGATGGCCGCCTTCGCAGCGCATCTTGATGATGGCCGCCTTGTCCTCGGCGGTCAGAAGTTCGTTCTTGCGCAACCCATGAGCTGCCATCAGGCGTCCTCCCCCTCCATTCCGGTCAATCGCATCATCAGGGTGTGGTGGTAGAGCCGGGCATCGAGCAGCGCCTCCAGGGCGCCAATCGCGCCCTGCCGGGCCATCTCCAGCTCGGCCGGCGCACCGACCAGCAGGGAGGCCTGGAAATCGCCCAGGCGGGAATCCAGGAAGATCTGGGCCGCCTGGAGCTTCAACCCGGCCTTGCCGACCTCCTGCTCAGTTGGTCTCGCCATGATGTGCCTCCACGAAGCCCTGTCCGTTGGGCGAGGGGATGATGCCGGCGTCCTCTCGGAGACCTTTGAGGATTCGACCGAGCGCTCTGGTTCGGATTTCGTAGGAGACCTGTCGGATCCGCGTCCGTCCGTGCTTGTTGAGCACCTTCGCCGCCTCGTCTTCGGCGCCCTTGGCGAGGAGAACGACAGCCTTCTGCAGGCTGTGGTCATCCTCTTTTGAGCACCAACGAAGCCATTCGAGCACGCCGACGGAGCGCTCGACGTCGTTCCGCTGCGGCATGTACCGGCTCTGCCCTTCGAACGGCTTCATCGCCGAGAGCACGCGAAGCCGCTCGATCTCGACCAGCTCGTGCTTGGTCATGCCGACCGCGTTCCAGCCGCCGGAGCGTGTCCCGGAGGACAGCCAGCGCTTCTCCTGGTCGGGCACCCGATCGAGGAGGTCGAGGGATTCGGTGATCAGGAGCCACAAGGCATGGCGGTAGTTGGAGCCGCCGCCGAACCTGTCCCGCGCCAGCCCGACACCGTGGTCGAGCCAGCGCAGGGCGCGCTCCCTGTCTTCAGGCAGGAACCGCAAGCGCATGTCGTGTCCTCTTGGTATCCAGGCTGCGCTCTTTCGGAAGGCGTCGCCGAGTGGCGCGGTATTCGTATCGGCTCTCGCCGAGCTTGCGCTGGTTCAGGATGAGGTAGCCTTCTCGGGCATCCTTCATCACGCGGGTGGCGATGCCTTCGATGACGCCGATGCTGTCGCGTTGCTCGGCATCCATTTCGGGGAAGTTCGTCGGATCACGATCGAACTGGAGATCACCCGTCCAGTAGACCAGGACGTCTCCGGTGCGAGCGTCCTTGAACCAGTCGTAGTATTCGGCGAGGGCACCGGCCCCCGCCTCCAGTTCGGTCAAGCGCATGGTGATCAGTTCCCGTAGACGTCTGTGGCGAGCCGGACGAGGTCGAGGTGGGCGTCCACCAGGGTCGCGTGGCTCTCGGCGAGCTGGTCGAGCAGGTTGCGGCGGTCGTCCTCGAAGTCCTTCTCGTCCTGATCCTCCTGCTGGTCGAAGCCGAGCAGGTTCGCGGACTTGCCGGACAGGTACGGCGGCAGAGTCGCCGAGTGGATGTCGCGGAAGACGTGCGGCTCACGCTGCATCTTCGGCGGCAGGGCCATCGACGCCTGCAGCTCCTTGACCATCGGAGCGATCACCGCGTCGAAGAAGTTCGTCGGCTTGGTGCCGAAGATCTCGTTCATGAACTCGGGCGGGAAGGAGAAGCTCTTGCCGTCGTCCGAGCCCTTCGGAGCGAAGTCGGGGAACACGTCGTGGCCGTAGTTGACGCCCTCCTCGATCTTCTCGGCGCCCACGAACCGGAACTGGATCGGCGAGTCGGGGCCGAGCGCCTCGGCGACGGCCTTGTCCAGCAGCGGGCCGAACTCGGGGTCGGTTGGCTTGAGGCCACCGGCAGCGACACTCTCGATCGCCTTCTGGATGATGGCGTCGATCTCCTGCGGATCCGGGAAGGCGGTGCCGATGGTGACCTGGCCGGGGGCCGGATCGTAGCTCACGCCCTCGGAAGCCGTGGCATCCGGGGTCTCGTTGGTGGCGTCACCCATGATCGCGGCACGCAAGGCGGCCTCGGCGTCGGCGCGGGTGGCCGGGGTGGCGGTCAGGGCAGGGCGGGTCATGAAATCAGCGACGTTCATCTTGCTCATCCTTGATGTCAGGCTTCGATTTGCATTCTTGCAAGCGTGTAGCCACGCAAGCGTTCCGATACCTGGGCCTTGAACCCAGGGTAGTTCAGGTTTTCCTTCTGCGTTCCCCAAATCAGGTTGCTCGGCCAGTTGTGCGAAGCATCCTCGTCGTCGTGCATGACGACAGCCTTCGGGAAAGGCTTGGGTCCGTTGAAGGCCTCACAGACCAGTTGGTGGACCTTGTAGGTCTTCCTCTTGAAGAGGAATGTGAAGCGCTTGGGCTTGTCGGTCCAGACGCCGTAGGTGGGCTCTCCGATGTACCAGCGGACGCCACCGTTCGGCATCGTGGACTGGTACGGTTCGATCCGAACTCGGCCCCACGAGGAGACCGAGAGACCGGGCAATCGAGAGTCCTTCCAGATCTCCGGTTCCGTCAACATAGGAAAATTACCGGAACTCAGGACCGAATGGGATATCATCGTCTAGGTCGTAGCCGCCACCACCCTTCGAGCTGGACGGGCGACCACCACCGCCACCGCTGTTGCCGCGACCGCTGTCACGACCACCGCGATCGTCACGACCGCCGTCACGGTCACCATCGTCGCGACTGCCGCCACCGCCGCCGCCGATCAGCGTGATCGAGCCGTTGAAGGGGCGCACCACGACCTCGGTGCTGTACATGTCGACGCCGTCCTTCTGCCACTTGCGGGTCTCCAGCTGGCCCTCGACGTAGACCTCGGATCCCTTGCGCAGGTACTGCTCGGCGATCTTGCCGACCGGCTCGTTGAAGATCACGACCGAGTGCCACTCGGTCTTCTCCTTGCGCTCGCCGGACGCCTTGTCCTTCCAGGTCTCGGAGGTGGCGAGGCGCAGGTTCACGACCCGGTTGCCGCTCGATCCGAGCGAACGGGACTCGGGATCGCGCCCGAGCCGTCCCACCAGGATCACCTTGTTCACACCGGCCATTTGCATCTCCTGTTCGCATTCGTTCTACACGTCCGTTTGCATGCCTGCAAGCGGAAAGTTACGCGGCGTTGGCGTTGGCCGCGATCTCGTCGAAGTCGGTGACCGGGATGTACCGCTCGGTCTCCAGGTCGAACTGCATGGGCGTGACGCCCTTTTTCCCGGCGGCCGAGAAGCGGACCTTCGGGATGATGATGTCGCGGTGCGTCTCGAACGGATCGTCGGAGTGGACGATCAGCGCGAGGTCGGGCTTGTTCGCCCAGTGCGCGGAATCCGCGATGTCGTACAGGCCCGGCTGGCCGTCGATCTTCTTCGGGTGCGCCACGACCATGACGCAGACGTCGTAAGACCGTCCGAAGCGCTTGAGCTTACGGATCGCCTCGCCGGTGTATTCGGTGGTGGAGAAGTGCTTGTCGCGGGCGTGCTCAAGCTCGTTCCACGGGTCGATGATCAGCAGCTTGGTGTTGTTTCGAAACACCGCCGTCGCCGCCTTGTCGAGCAGAAACTCGATGTCGATCTCTTCCTCGTCGTCGCGCGGATCGTTTGCGATGACCTGGAAGTATTTCTCCACGAAATCATCCGCCGACTCACGCTCCGACGGAGTCCAGAGCTTGCGGTGCTTCTTGAGGAACTTCGTTCTCAGCGAGTTGTGTAGGTACGGCTTGATCGGCTCCTCTCCGGCGAACATGACTGTGTGCCAGCCGTGGACACGCGCCATCTCGACCGAGATCTGCTTCGCCAGCTCGGACTTGCCCATGTTCGGGATGCCCGTGACGACGATGAAGGCTCCGGGATACGGCCGGAACAGCTCATCGAGACCCGGCGACAGGCCGGTGGCGTAGGTGATCGGCTCGCCCACGTCGGGGAAGTCGGAGAATTTGAACAGGCCCTTCACCGGCCAGGGCTTCACGTTCTCCAGGGTCTCGTTGACCTTGTCCTCGCCGAGGTACTGGAGCACCTCGTTGAGATCCTTCGGGCTGCGCATCTTGCCCGTCTTGGCGTCCTTGACGACCTCGTCCTTGGGGTAGTCGACCCAGTAGCAGCGGGCCGGCCCGAGGCGACGCACCAGCTCCTTCGCCAGCCGCTGACCCTGCTCGTCGGCATCGGTGGCGATGTAGAAGTTCTTCACCCGCTGCAGCCGGTCCATGTGCCGGCCGAGGTAGGCGTACTTGTCGTCGGTCAGCGGATCCAGATCGCGGGCGTCCGTCGGCACCGCGATCATGTTGCCGTGCTTGTCGCGAGCCGGGGGAGCGCCGTCCGGCACGCTGACGGTGTGGACCCAGCCACACTGGATCGCCGCAAGCGCGTCGAACTCACCCTCGGTGATCACCAGGGGCTGCGTTCCGGTCTCGAACTCCGTCATCATGTCGTCGTCGAAGAGGACTCTGGCGTTGAAGAACGTCTTCGGCGAATTCGGCTTCTGGCTGAACCGCTTCTTGCCGTCCTCGACCCAGCGGTACTTCGTGTTCACCTCGTCGGCCGGCTGCTCGAAATACGGAAAGCAGAGCGTGTTGCCGTTGTCATCCGGCTCGACGGATCCATCGCGTAAGCGCTGACCGCTGTAGAGCCCCATAGACGTCGCGAGGTCTACGTTGATCTTCCGGCTGGCGATGCCCCTCTGATGCGCTAAACTCAGCATTCCGTGCTCCTACTTCACCACAGTTTTTGCAGTTGAACGTTGCGCCTCTTTCGTCGATCTTGACGCTGAGGCACTTTAAGCTCTTGTTCGAGCCCTTCCTCTTGTGCGAACACCACGGGCAGGTGGAGTAGTGGTTGCCCTGGGCGTAGCTTCGGAGGTGGATCCCGAGTTCCGAGAGCGCTCCGGCCATGTCCATCAGTAGAGCCTCACCTTCTTGGGGGCCTGTCCGGCTACGACCGCTGCCTTGGCCTCTGCCTCGGCCTTGGCCTTCAGGATCTGGCCCCTGTCCTCAGCCTCCCGATCCTTCTTCGCCAGCGCCGCCCAGAGGATGTCCCACCAGGCCTCTGGCTTTCCGGCTCGCTTGTTCTCGTTGAACTTCCGCTCGACGAAGCTGGCCGTTCCACCCAGCTCACGGTCGAACTTGATGTGCGGGAAGGCGGCCTTCAGCTCGGCGTGCTGCGCCTCGGTGAGTTGGATCACTCCCCTCGAAAACACGAAGGCGTCGGAGTCGGCCTTCGGTCTGGCCTCGGCCTTGGATCTGGCCTCAGCCTCGGATGCCTCGATCTGGTCCCGAGCCTGACGAAACTCGTCCAGGAAATCGGGGATCTCGGCTTCGCCTCCGAGTCCGACTCCTTCTACGGAATCTGTCTTAGAAGAGTAGCTAGTAGAGAGTAGAGAGTAGAGAGTAGGATTTTGCTGACCCTCCTGCTCGGTCTCTGCTACCGTCTTTGCTATAGCATCTGCTGCACGCGATCCCTTATTTTTCAGTGAGTTAGCGGTCCCGCCAGCTTTCCCTGCAGCGCGCTTTTTATCGATCTTGCTGCGCGATTTTTCCAGCTCCTGCAGCAGCCGTTTTTGGGTGACGAAATCGCCGTCGACCACCAGTAAATTCATCACCTGCTGGCCGTACCGACGCCACTTGTCGAGGGTCAGGCCGGAGATCCTGGCGAGCAGTTTCTCGTCGTTCGGCAGCTTCCCGCCGGACCTCCACATCGACATCATGATGAGCAGGTACGCGCCGTGCTGGACGGTCGAGAGGTGCCGTGTGTCGGCGTGGTAGGCGTCGACCCAGACCGGCATGAAGAGGTTGTTGCCGGCCATCACATAGCCCCTCCCCATGCGGACAGGGCGCTCTCCACCTCTTCACGAGAGGAGACCGTCTTGGCGAAGGCTTCGATCACCTCCATCGAGACGCCGGAAAGGTGCGCCTGCTCGATCGCGTCGAAGCACTTGAAGGACTTGTCGCGCAGGCGATTTCGGATGACGCCCTGGGCGTAGAAGATCCGCCCGATGTACGGCCGGGTCTTCTCCTCGATCACCTGCCGGATGAAGCTGTCGACCTTGTGCAGACTCTTCAGGGCGCTGCCCCAGTCCGCGTCGCCATCAGCATCGTGCCGCAGGTGGACGGCGAAAGACGCCTCGATCCCGTTGAGGATGTCGTCGATGGGGAACTGCTGAAGCCATCGCTTGGCTTTGGCCATTGCGATCCCGTCTGGCTTCACAGATCCGCTCTCACCAAGGATGGCTTCGAGCTTCTGGGTGATCAGATCGAGGTCGGTAAGGCGCAGGTGTTCGGCTCCGGCTCTCGATGAGCCGGAGTGCTGCTCAATGTTCATAGCACCCTCGTGGGTAATTTGCATCAGGGGGGTCGAATGGTAATTTGCATTCCTGCAAGAGTCAATCGACGGTTTCGGCGGCGGTGAGGGTCAGGCGTGCTCCCATGGGCGCCTTGCCCCACTCGACCACCACGCGGTTCTGGAACTTGTCGTCCTCGATCAGGCCGGACTGCACGCAAAAATCCACGGCTGACTTTATGCGGTTGTCGAGATCCAGCTTGAACCGCTTCGCCTTGGTGATCACCAGGTGGACGTCGAAGGGTCCGACGATCTTCGCTGGCAGCTTCGGGTGCTGCGCCTTCAGGGCGGCCCCGGCCTTCATCTTCCAGGTCTGGTAGCTCTTCGAGAGGTAGGTCCAGGTGTTGCCGGTTCGCCGGCTGTGACCGCGCCGCCAGATGCGGTTGGTCGAGGTCGGCAGCGGCAGATCGATCTCGATGGAGGCCGGAGCCCCGTTGTGTCCGATCGGCGCCGGATCCTCTTGCACGGCCGGAGCTGGCTTGCTTGCTCGCTTGCGGACGGCTGGCGCTTTCATGCGTCCGCGCCTTCCTGCACGATGGGGCGCCAGAATTCCTGGTACAACTCGGCGCGTTGCTTCTCGTCGATGCCGGACCGGGCGAACAACAATTTCGCTGCCGCAAGCATCGAGTTGCCAAGGACCATGAGAGCCTCAGGGTTTCCTTTAGCTGAACGCTCCATCTGGTCCAGCAACGTGAAGGTTGCTGACTGCGCTTCGATCCCGTCGACGATGTCGTAAGTTTTTGCTGTCACGTTTTTCTCTTCTCTGGACCGCCTCGACTTCTTTCAGGAGGCGATCGAAGTGTTGTTCCGATCTGCGTATTTGCATTGGAGGAGAACGAAAGGAGAACACTGCGAGTTCGCATTGACAAACCTTGTATGCTTGCAACGCCAACGAGTTTGCGCTACCAAAACTCTCGGCCAGGGGGCCTTGATTTGACGCAAACCTCTTCGGAACGTCCTTTATGCAACTGGCATTATCGGAATGCAAATGCCAATGCAAACTGGATACCCCGATCCCCGGTAGGTGTCAAACAGAAGAGACGGATACGATGGACGATGTCATGACGGACCAGGAGAACGGCACCTCGTCGAGCAAGCTCGTGCGCAGCCAGGAGCAGCTGACGCAGACGCGCGCCGAGTTCATTCAGTGGATCGATCACATCCTGACGCGGAAGAAGTGGACCGGGACCGACCTGGCCAACCATTCCGGTATGGCGCCGTCCACGATACTCAGGATCATGAACAGCAAGGACCATTCGTTCAACATCTCGTTCAAGACCATCCGCAAGGTGTCGGAAGGCTCGGGCTTCCCGATTCCCCGCTCGCTGATGGAGGCGCACGACGTGAAGCATGTCGATGGTGTGCCGGACCTGACGCCGAAGGTGCGCCATACGCCCGCCCGTCAGACGGCCCCTCCGCAGGGTCAGCAGGCGGGCCGGACGATCCGGGTGAAGTACGTCTCGGCGCTGCCGTCGAGCCTCGTGCAGTCGCCCCGTGAAGACATGTACGAAGCGTGCCCGCCGCAGATGATGAACGACGAAACCGCGTTCGCCTTCCGCATGCCGGACGACGCGCTCGCTCCGCTGATCCGAGGCGGCATGATGATGTTCGCGACCAAGCGTCGTGATCCGTCGGCCGGCGAGATCGTGCTGATCGTCGACAACGCCGGACGCGCCAAGGTGCGCCTCGTGACCGATGTCAACGAGTCGGGCATCGGCGTCAGGAAGCTGTGCGACGAGGATGTCGAGACGATCCCCTTCGACGACGTGAAGGAGTTCGGTGTGGTCGACGGGATCTGGCGGCGATCGTGAGGGGAGGGGGCTGGCGCTTGGCGCCGGCCCCTCAGTTCACGGCGGTTGTGAGTTCACCACCCTTCACGAGGGTCACGTCCGTCGTATCGAGGACGTTGGGATCGTCATGCGAGTGGGCAAGTGAGACCCGGTAGTGGTTTCCCTGGTAGTTGATCACGCGTCGCATCAGGACCGGTGTCGAACCGGGCTCCCAAGGTCGCGATGTGAGGTAGTCGGCGATCTCTTGCCGAGAGACCAGTCCGTCGCCGTCGGTGTCGAGGCGCGCTCCGATCGTCGCCGACGTGCCGATGAGAGCGAGGGCCAACCCAACCACAGCAGGGGCACGCAAGAAGCTCGTGAGCGGTGGTAGGCCAGACATCTGCTTCGGCTTGGCCGGAGGATCCTCGACCGAGATGCGCCCGACGCATCCACCGGCCAACCACTTCTGGAACCAGACCGGCGTCGGCGCCATCTTCCCGACACTCTCGACCTGGCCGATCGCATCCCACATCTGATCGATGGCTGCGACCAAGGCATCCACCTTCCGGGATCCAAGCTCGAACACAACGTCGTCTGCGTCCATCGGCTCGGCGACGAACTCGTGCCCATCGGTGTAGATCACATAGCCACGGTAGTGCAGCTCGGTCGACATGCTTTCTGCGCCCTTCGCACCCAGACTGGATTGCATTTGCAGGTTGGTACAACGGTACAGATGTATCAGCAAGCGAAAATTAACCTAATTTTCGCCGGCCATGCAAAATTGTGAGCATTTGGTTTCAACCGCCTTGCATCGGCCGCAAGACGGTGAAAATTCAGGCGGCCTGGATGGAACGAAAACACCTGAACGATGATGCCTAAAACTTGGGCAGACGCTCTCGCTGGTAGGCGTTCAGCACCTCAAGGGCCTTCTGACGTAGTGCAGGGGCGGCCAGCCTGAGAAGCTCCCACAGGTCGGCCTTCTCGGCCATGTAGACCTTGGCGAAGCTCGGGTCGTGCGTCGTGATCGACTCGGCGTTGTCGATCAGATCCGCCATCTTGATCGATTGCCCGTCAGCGTCAGCCAACGCCAGGTGGTCTCGGTCAAGCGCCTTACGGTGCGCTCGGTTCCCAATTTGTCCGATGCTCACATCCGTCACCTGAGCCACGAGATCTGCAACACGATCACCGAATTCTCGACGAATGTCGTCGCTCGTGACCGACGTGTCCTCGACGGTGTCATGCAGCAGAGCGGCGGCTAGAATTTCATCAGCGAACCCAAGGTCTCGCAATCTCTCCGATACGGCGATGGGGTGAATTATGTATTCATCTGCTGTGTATTTTCGCATCTGACCCTTGTGGGCCTCCGTCGCGAAGACCAGGGCCTTTTCGATTATAGTCATTCATTCCTCATTTGCATAATTGCAAGTCTCAGGGTATTCGATCTCGGATCGTCTGCATCTCCGAGATGAAGGTCTCCAGGAATTTCTGGGAGGCTGGCAGATGATCAGACGACAGAGCTGATCGAAGCGCACGAAGTTCGCCGAGTCGAAGACGAGATTTATTCGCGTCTGCGATGCACGCCCACTCGGCCCGCTCAACCGCAAGTTCGGCCTTCGCGACCTCAAAGTCGAGAATGTCCATCACCTCGTCAACCAAAGGCTTTGCGTCGGTGACGATCCGCCGGATCCCGTCGACCGCCTTAGACAGGGTCTCGATGGTGCCAGGTAACAGGCTCGTGAGCCTGGGATTTACGATGAAGTCGTTGGAAGTACATTTCTTGTTCATTCTTCGCCTTTGTCCTTCGATTTCCGTATCTCCATACTACCTGCTCGACGCATTTCATCTTCGGTTGGTTCCCATGGTTGCAGGCAGTGTTCTATGGCTGATAAAGCCAGTGCTTGTGTCCGAGACAAGCCACTTCTGAGATACCAACGAACAGAACTCGTGGTTACACCGAGAAAATCTGCCGCATCGCTGATGGATAGATCTCTCGTCTTTAGCCAGGCAGCGAACTCATCGCCGGATAGATGCCTCGCTGCTGAGTTACGGGGTGAAACTGACACTCATCGAATTCCCGCTTGCCTTCAATCTCGGCTTCGTAACCGCCATTATACGTGGAAGCCACAGAAAGTTCCTCGTTAGAATCATTCCGAACACGGTGACGGTAGAGCTGCCGGTTCAGGACGGTGAGGGCATCGGCCGAGAGGTATCGATTGCGGTGGTCGAGCCCCAGGGGTCGCCGCACCGTCTGCACGGATCCGCAGCGACGCACGAAAGAGGCCAGCCGAACCACGGCAGACGCCTCGATGCACATTGAACGTTCGACTCCGTGATCTAGTCCGTAGATGTACGTCACGGTGGCAGGGAGCTTGGACATGTTGCTTCTCGCTCGTGGGCGCCGGCTGCGCGGGCCTCGTGAAAGGTGGCTGGTTCGGTGATCAGGATCTCGCCTTCGACCTCGGCCCAGGCCCGAGCCCCGCACTTCAGCGGCGGCATCGAACGCGGGTCGATGAAGCGGGTGCGTCCCAAGATCTCCACCGCTTGAGCGTAGACCGGCGCACCACCTGCGCGCCGGACGATGTACTGATGGCGCTGGCCACCGTCCTTCTGGTTCATCGCCATGTTCAGGCGGTTGACGTGGACGATTGCGATCTCAGCCATAGATCAGGTCGCCGAACAGGCAGCACTGGATGAACACGTCGGCGGTGTCCGAGTCGCCGTTCTCGTCGACCAGATCCCGGAAGTGGTCCTGGTACTTTTCGGACATCGTGTTGAGGCCGGACTGGACGTTCGCCGGGGTGAGGTATCGGTCGCGGCCCGCGCCAGCCTTGTGCTCCTCAAGCTCGGTGAACTTGATGCTGAATGGGCCGGCGTAGAGCTTCGGATCGGCGTACCAGGGCTTCTCCGTGAGCGTGGAGCGGTCGGGCTCCATCACATCGACAGCCTCGCACCAGTAGCCGATGCCGCCCTCGATCGCGGTGATCACCTGGTCGGCGATCTTGCTTGGCGAGAGCGTCTTGGTGATGGTGACACTGAACTCGTTCATGATGCGACCGTGAGCTTTCCGGCGCGCAGGAGCGCCACGACGTGTTTCTCGGCGGCGACCTTGGCGTACTCGTCGATCCGAGCCTGGGCCGCGTTCTCTTCGATGGTCAGCTGCCGGCGAGCTTCCTTGATCGCGGCGGCGACAGCGTCCTTGACCGTAGCTTGCGCGACCTTCTCGGCCTCGGCCTTGGCGTAGACCTTGATGGTCGAGAGTACCTCGTCCTTGAGGAAGTCTCGGATCACACCCTTGATCGCCTCGGGCATCCTCCAGCGGCTGGCCAGATCACTCTCCAGCCGGCCGATCGCCTTCTGGATCTGCTGGGTCCAGCTGCCCTCACGCTCCTCGATCTTCTTGCGCAGCGCCTCGGCGACCTGAGGCACGGTGGTGTGCAGCAGCTCGACCTCGATGTGAGGATGAGCCGCCAGGATCGCCTGGTAGGTTGGGGTGTCGATGAGGATGCGGTTCATGACCGGATCTCGGAGATGGTGGCGATGGCCGTCAGGGCGATGAAGGTGGTGCCACCCGCGTAGATCACCTGGATCACGTCAGGCGCATCCGAGAGCTGCTGCCAGGGGCCTTCGTAGATCTCCTGGTTCCGCAGGGAGAACCGGATCGTCGGGGTGCTTCCATCCTCGTCCGGCTCATTGCCGATGTTGCGCATGATGGCATCGAAACTGGCGCGCTGCATTGGATCCTCGCTTGCATGCTTGCTTGTGGGCGGGCGGCCGTAGCCGCCCGCTGTCAATGGGTGAGCGGAATCGCTCGGGACTTGCGACCCTCAGCCCACTGGGCGGCGACCGCTTTCACGGCCTCGTCACGCGGGACAGGGTCGGTCACCGGCTTCCACTTTGGGCCGGGACTTTGGAGTGAGTGGACGATGAACAGCTGTGTTTGCACGAGATCCTTCATTTGCAATCTTGCATGCCGGTGGACATGCTCCCTCAGACCCCTGCGGGCCTGATCCTGTTCATGACCGTGCGCAGATCGACCGCACGATCATGACCCGCAGCCTCGATGAGGCGCAGGATCCGGTTGAGATCCTTCCACTCGCGGACCGTGTCCTCGTCGGTCAGGTCTCGCGCCATGTGGAAGTCGAGCGCCTCCTGGAGAACCCAGAACAGCGCCTTGATCTGCTTCTTGGAAACCTTGGGGTTGGGGCGGCGCATCACGCCGCCCGCCGGATGAAGCGCCCGAAGTTGCGGTCGTCGGGCTGGGTGTAGGTGTCGAGGTCGAACTTCTCGACGAACTGCACCACGTTCTCGGTCATCTCCTCGCGGTTGGCGTGCGAGAGGACGTGCAGGGCGTCAGCGATGTCCTGGCTGACGTCCTTGATGGTGCCGGCGTCCACATCGACGAGGTAGAACTTGTCGAAGTAGCCGGTGTCGAACTGGCCCTGGGCCAGCATCTCGATCAGCTTCTCGCGGTTGTTGTCGTCGTCGATGTCCGTCTCGTGGATGAACGGCTTCGAGTTGAACAACGACTGGATCATGTAGAACGGCTTCATGGCATGCTCCTTCAGGCGAGTGCCGGGGTGGGAACGAAGTTGCGAGCGCCGGTCCCGTGAATGAGGATCGCGATGTCGGCTTTCGCGTTCTTGCGCTGGCCGCCGCAAAGCAGGCAGCTGTCGCAGCGGGTGGCCTTGCCCATCTCGACGGAGGCCGGGCAGTGGCCTTCGCCTTCGGCCAGGGGCTCGTCCTTGGCTCGGACGCGGAACGTCCTGAACCCGAGAGCCTTGGCGGCGTCACGGTCGGCCTGGCTGTCGCAGGACGCCATGCAGAACGCAGACAGGTAGGGGAACCGGCGCCACAGGTGGGTGTAGCCGGTCATCTCGCGCACCCGGCCCATCGCCTGGGTCAGGATGGCCTCAGGAATAGCGCCAGGATCGCCGTAGGCGCCCAATCTCACCTTGCGGCCACGAAGGGCCGTGCGAGCCTGGGCGGGCGTCAGCGGGTCGTATCTGCCGCGTCGCAGGGCCTCGTAGACCATTCGAGGACCATGAAGAATCGTGACGTAGCAGGATCGACCCTTGTTGCTTCGCAGGCCAGTCGAAGGATCGGTCTCGATCCGGCCGCGATGGATGCAGGTGCCGCAGATCGATGCGTCGGCCCCGGTGCTGACCGCCTCCATCGGATGGATGTCGGAGCGCAGGATGTAGATCTGCGCCATCGGTCCGGTCTTCTGGTTGCTGCTCGGTCGGCCGAGCCCGGTCACCACGGCAGCGATCGGCTGGCCGTCGAGGGCAGAAGGCCCCTGGTACAAGATGAATCCGTCCATTTGCTCTCCGTCATTTGCATTCTTGCAGGCGGGTGGGCAGCAGAACGCCGCCCACCCGTGTCGATCAGGCCGCCTTGGAGATGGCCGCCACGTTGTCGTTCCTCACCCAAACGGATCCGCGCGGGTTCACGACGCGGAGCCGCTTGTCCCAGCCGTTGGCAGCGTCGACCCGATCGACGACGTACTCGCCGGCGGTCTGGTTGCGGTCGCCGTTCAGCTGGATGGTGTCACCGACCTTGGCCTGCTTCCAGGCCGGTTCGGTGGACACGACCGGAGCCGCGTCGCCGGCCTTGCGGACGATCGCCTTGATCGCCGCCTTCTCGACCCAGAGGGTGATGCCGCCCTCCAGCTTGAGACCGTACTTCTCCGCACCACCGTATCCGGGAGTCAGCTCTCCCGGAGCAGGCAGACGCTTCACGACGTACTCGCCGGCCGTGAAGTAGCTGCTGCCTTCGACACGAACCGTGTCGCCGACCTCAGCCTGCTCGTAGGGCGTGCGGGTGTCAGCAGGAGCCACCGTCTTCACCAGAGCCAGGACACGTTCGTTCCTGACCCAAGTACCGCCGTTGTAGTCGACCTTCAGGCGCATCGAGTCGCCCTCGTCGATCCAGATGACCGTGTGGTCGCCATCCGGGATCGCGGCAGACCCCTTGATGGTCACAGTGTCACCCACGACCGCCTTGAGGTAGTCCTGGCTGGTGTCCACCACCGGAGCCGAAGCCGCTGCTGCCGCCGTACCCTTGGCGACCGCCTCGTCCACCTCGCGCTGGATCGACTTGATCACGCCGTTCTTGATGGTGAACGAGTCGTCGTGGACCTCGATCGTGACGATCGTGTCGTCCTCGCCGTCACCTTCCGACGTGTCGAACTCGATCGCCTTGTAGACGCCGTCACGCAGGAAGGAGTGACCTTCGATCGTGATCATGTCTTCCTCCTGGACCCGCATCCAGACCGGCGGCGGGCTCGTGAGAAGCTCGGTGACGTCGCTGTTGGAGACCCAGTCCTCGGAGTCGAACGACAGAACCTTCAGGCGGCTGTCGTCGACCGGGTGGACGTCACGCTCGTCGATCTCGGTGACGAGCTGCGGGTGGTCGCTGGAGTCGATGACGACCCAGTCGCCGACCTTGGCAGCGAACCAGGCCGGAACCTGATCCACAATCTTGACCACCGCGTCGTTGTCGGGCTGATCGACTTCGTCCTCGCCCGGCCCGGTCTTCACGTCGAGCCGGAATTCGTCCGACGTGTCGTGGTTGACCTTCATGACGAGGTATGTGCCGTCATCGAGCACGCTGTCGTTCTCGATGTAGATCCAGTCGCCGACCTTCGCCTGCGCGAACGGCTCAGTGGATGACGTAGTCGCCGGGGTCGTCGAGGAGGCGCCGTAGGTGTTGGTCGAGTTCTCGTACCCTCGCACGATCGTCGTGCTGGAGCTTAAAAGCTCGTCCACGTACTTCCGGTCGACCTCGTCGAGGACTTCGAGCTGCTCGACCCGCATCTTGCCGCCACGGTAGTCGGTCGGCACGGCAACCGAGTGACGCGGCCAGAAGGCAACGAGCAGCATGCGGCGGTCGGCGCCCCAACCGTAGCCCATCTCCTTGATGTAATCGATCGCACCAACGTGCAGGCCGGCGACGCAGGTCTGGTCGGGGTTGGCGTTGCAGGCCTCGCGCGGCATCGCCACGGTCTTGCCCACGGCGTAGTTGACCGTGTTCGAGTGGACGTCGTTGAAGTTCTCGCGGACGCCCTTGAACGCAGCGATGCGACCGTCGGGCAGGAAGCCGAGCTTGGACCGCTCGACGAAGATCGGAAGACGATCACGCGCCGACGGGGTCGGGTTGCGCTGGAGATCCTCCAGGGCGCGGAAGATCGGGTCGTACTGCTCGCCCGCGTCACGGAAGGCGAGGATCTTGTCGGCCCAGAGGTTGTGGAGGTTCTGGCCGGCGTAGACGAGCTGGCCGCCGATGAACTCCAGCTTGCCGTCGGAGGCGACGCGAACCTGCTCACGCGGATCGGCGAGAGCGATCAGCGAGTCGAGGTCTTCGGTGGTCCGCTCCTGCGCAGCCCAGCCGAGCAGAAGCGTGCGGACCGCGTCGAAGTGCCGGTGGCTCTTCTGGACCTCGTAGGGCCGACCACGCGCGAAGAACGTGATCGACAGGTCCGAGATGTTGTGTGGTACAGTGACAGACATGTCGCTTCCTTACTTCTGGTTTGCGAGGATGGAGAAGTAGTGCCGAAACTTCGCGGCACGTTCGTCGCCACGGTAACTTTCGTAGCTACCGGCGATGAGCTTGAAGAGCGGGTATTTGAGCATGAGACGCTCGAACTCGGCGTTCACGCGCTGCGACCCGCTGGGACCGGACGGCAGCGTCGGAAACGCCAGGCCCGGCTTGATCATCATCAGGACCGCAAAGGCCTTGTCGTTCTCGTTCTCGACGCGATCAGACTGCGCGTTGAGTTCGGCCTGGACCTTCATGAACATGGTCTTGAAGTCACGAAGGTCTTGAGGCGCTTCGTCCTTGATGAAGGCAGCGTGGGTGCGGACTTCGTGCCGGATGTCGCTGCTCCTGTCCTGCTCCTGGATCGGAGTGAGCTTCGAGAGATCGATGACGTCGTTCAGACGCATCTCGATCCAGTCGCCGAAATCGCTCCAGTCGTCGCTGAGTTCGTCGACGCCGGTATCGACCAGGATCGTGAGCTTCTCGGTGATGATCTTGCGACGAACGAGGCTCTCCATGAGGTGCTCGAACGTGCCGTCACGAAGGTTGGTGAACCCGTTGCCGAGGTCGATGCCATCCTTCTTGTTGCGGTGGTACATGTTGATCTTGCTGAGCTTGAGCCCTCCTTCGGCGAGATCGACCGTCTGAACACCTTCGGTGATGCGGACTATGGTGTAGTGGTGAGCCGGATCCGGCGTGATCGTCATCGTGCGACGACGACGAACCTGGTTGGCGCGGGTGCCGACCTGGGTGCTGGCCCGCTTGGCGATCGGCGCCTTGTCGAGGATGACGATGTCGTCCTCCTTCAGGGCACACATCGCCATGAAGCCCGGCAGCTCGCACTTCTTCACGCGCGCCCAGAGGATGTTCTGGCCAACGAGATCGAGAGCGATGAACCGGTCGAGCGAGGCGTAGGGCGAGTGCTCGACGACCACCTTCGGCTTGCCGATCGTGGACGGGTCGAGGGTCTGCCGAGAGAACCGGTCGAACGACGACCAGCCGGTCGAGAGGTGCTGGACCTTGGCGTCGATGCCGGCGCGCAGCGGCTGGCCGTTCCAGAACACGCGACCCCGCAGACCGCTGTAGCGGTTGGTGCCAAGGTGCGCGGTCTCGGTGCGGAAGGTCTGGCACGCCTCGAAGTAGCAGGAGGCGTTGTCGACCTTGGCCTGGATCTCGGTGATGAAGCTCTGCTCGTAGGCCGTGATCATGGCCGCGAGCGCCTTCTTCGTGCCCGAGGTGTACTGCAGCTGCTCACGCGAGGCAGTGGGCGAGACGCTGTCGGACTCGACATCGAAGATGATGCAGTCGTCCGGCTGCAGGAAGCCGATCGAGTCGCGGATCTCGCTCATGTCGATCGGGTACATGACCGGACCGACGCGAACCTGCGGACCCGAGAACGGCACCGTGGACGAGTTGAAGCTGATCCAACCGGTGCCCTTGCCGGTGACCCGAGGCTCGTCGAAGCCCAGGTCCGGCGTCACGACCGGGCGGGGCTCGAACGACCACAGGATCTCGCGGGCAGACTCCTCGAAGGCGTAGAAGTCGTCCTCACGGACCGCGAACGAAACCTCCAGGCCGTCGTCCTCGTCGGTCGGGACGTCCATGAAGTGCTTCACCTCGGGCATGCCGGAGGCCGAGAGCGATATGATGTAGTGGGCAGCGATGCCCTCACGGTACGAGATGACCGAGAACGAGCCGGACATCAGGTCTTCCATGAGGTAGGCGAGCGCCGACTTGGCGCCGAAGCCCCAGCCCGACACGCCGCCGACGCCGTTGCCGTCCTTGGTGGAGTCACCGAGGCGCGGGAAGCGGTGCATCATGAAGTGGTGCGACAGGCCGGGACCGTAGTCGCGAACGCGGAACTTCGGCGACCATCGATTGGGCAGATCGACCAGGAACGGCTTGCCGGGCGGTGTGACCTCCCAGGCGTTCTTGCAGTATTCCCGAACCGGGTAGGCGATCTTGTTCTTCACGATGCCGGTAAAAAGTGCGTATGCGATCTTCGCATCGTTCGCTAGGCGCGTGGTCTTCGAGGCAAGGGCGCCGTCGGAGATGTTGGTGTGCTGTCGCTGGGTCATGGCCATTTGCATGCTCCTTTCAGGATTTGCAGGCTTGCAAGGGATTGAGCACGGCTACGCCGCGCAGCAGTGACGGGCGCGGATCTCGCCCTCGGCCAGCTCGTGACGGTAGGTCTGAGGCTTCGGGGCCTCGTACCAGAAGATCACCCGAGGCGGCTCGTCGAAGGCGAAGACGACGACCGGGTCGGCGTAGGCGTACCTGCGCTCGGCCTTTCGCAGGGTTTGACCGGTCTCACGAGCGGTATCGACGATCAGCACGCGCCCGAGATGTGACGGGATCGGATGACCGTAGGGGATGAACGGCACGCCCAGCATGTGCGAGGCGTAGACCGCAGCCACCGCCCCGGATCGACCGGGACCGGTGACGGACCCGACTTGTGACAGGTCGGCGGCGTTCAGGCGCTGGCAGAAGCGGTCGCGGAACATCGGCTCGGAGATGCGTTGCGTTTGCATGCTTGCCTCCCTCAGGCCGCGAGGCGACGGTAGCAGCGGCCCTGGTAGACTAGGGGGTCGCACGCCTCGTCGATGCGGTGTGCGATGATCTTGCCGATCAGCACCAGGCGGCCGGCGAGGTACTGCCGGTCGAGCAGCTCGCAGTCGAGGCTCATGGCTGCGTTCTGCAGGGCAGGGCACCCGGTATCGAGGTGATCCCAGCTGCCGTGCTGGAAGCGATCGACGCCGCGCAGACCGGTCCGGCCGGCGAAGATGTCGGCGAGACCGTCGTCCTCGGCCTTCAGCATGTTGACGCAGAAGCTGTCGTTCTCCTTGAGCCGCTCGGCCGACGCGCTGTTCTCGGCGAACGACACGATGACGGAGGGCGGGGAGTCGGAGAACGACGCGACCGAGGAGGCGGTGACACCGATGCGGTCATTCTCCATGCCGGTCGTGATGATGTGGACGGCGGCCGGCATGAGGGACATGCAGGAGCGGAAGGCGTCGATGTTGATCATTGGTCAGTTTCCCTTCTGAAGCCGGATTCGATGTGGTTGGCGATTTCGTCGCGGAGCATTTCTTCAAGCTCCGCGTCGGTCGTGTCGTCTTCGACTTCCCACTCGCCAGAGTGACTGGCGGTGGGAAATCCGGTGTCGATCCACCACTGGACGACGATCATGCCGCGATGGCCTGACGGGAGGGCATGCGGAGCACGATTGGATCCTGGCCATCGACGTAGAGGGTCAGGTCGGCGTCGGTCTCCAGGAAGGCCACGCCGCGCCCGTTGGTGCCGGGGATCGGAGTGCTCGGCCGGTGAACCATGCGGGTCGGGCCGGACCACTCGACCTTGCGAGCGAAGACCACGTCGGTGGCCCAGTTCGTGAAGGCCTTGCGCACGGCGATGACCGGGTCGTTGCGCCCCTCCTGACGGTTCTTCATCAGGACCGGCGCCGCGATGTGAATGACGAAGCCGCCGAGGATCGGCTTGGTCATCGGGTTGACGACCTCGTCGGGCTTTGCCGTCATCACTTCGAGGCCGGTGTCGCGCCAACAGGTGACCGGCACGTCCGTCTCGACCCAGTTCTGGATGTCCGTCCCCTCGATCTTCATGAACTCGTGGTGGACGAACCGGGTCGGGCCGTCCCAGGCCAGCTCACGGGCAAGGTGAGCAGCGGTGGGATCGGACAGGCGACGAGTGACCGTCACCGCCTTGTGCTCACCGTTGCTGCGGTTCGACATGATCGAAGGCACGTCGACGTGGATCAGGAACTCGCCGCGCACCGGGAGGATGGCCGGCTTGCCCGTCACGATCGCCTCGACGTGGGTGTTTCTGATCCACCAGATCTTGCCGTTCCGGCCGCCGTAATCGACAGCCAGCCGCATCGCGCCGCTGGTCTTCGCCCTGGTGACGACGTACTCGCCAGCCGGGTGGTCAGCGCCCTTCTTGACGCGAACCGTGTCGCCGACCTTCACGAGATCCGAGACAGGTGTGACCGGAGCAGGCGCCGGAGCCGGTGCCGCGACAGCAGCCGGCGAGACGATGCGAACCAGACGGTCCTTCGGGATCCAGCCGTCGTGGGTCTGGAAGTCCAGATCGCTGACGGGCGGTCGCCGGGTGTCGACCTCGGTGACCTCGAAGATGCCGCCAGCACGGTTGACCCAGTGACCCGTCATCGTGCCGGGCTGCTGCGGTGTGACCTCGATCTTGTCGCCCTTCTTCACGAGGGTCCACAGCAGCGGATCGACAGCAGGCGCAGCGACAACGGCCGGCTGGTCGCCGTAGGGCTTCCCGTCACGCTCGACGATCCGCATCACGCCCTTGTTGAGGACGTAGCCTTCGTCATCGAGGCGAATTCCGTTGAGGTCGGCACCGCCGAACTGATCGTCATCGACGCTGTGAACGAGGTAGACGCCGTCATCCGTGTTGACGAGGCCGGCGATCTCGACCCGGTCACCAGACCGCACAAGCTCCCAGATCGGGCGATCCTTCAGGAAGGCGTCCACGTCAGCCTGGCTGGCCTGGAAGGGCTTGCCGTCGCGCCGGGTGATCTGCTTGACCGCGTGGTTGTAGATGATCTCGGTGTCGACAGTGTTCTTGCCGACCGAGATTGCGGCCCCCTCAGGGTCGATGTTGATCGAGCTGCTGACCGAACGGACGACGTGCGAACCGTCCTTCACGTCGCCGTCGCCCTGAACGAGGATGGTGTCGCCGACCTTCACGAGCATCCAGACCGGGCCGGTGAGCGGCTCGGGCTTGCGCTTCGGAGCGGAGGTGGCGGTGGCGGGCAAGACGCCGTGGCGGGAGAGGGTGTCTTCGATCGGGTTCATCACAAGGATCCTTCCTGATGGGTGATTTGCTGTGGTTGGTGCAAACTAGCATTCCTGCAAGTTTGCATGCAAGCAATTAGTGCTCGCAGTGGGACGTTTCGCAGGAGCCGCAGTCGTCCTCGTAGAAGGGGAGACCGAGGCTCTCGTCAGCCGGGGCGGCGTCCCGGTCGAACAGCAGGTAGTCGCATCCGTGCTCATGGGCCTTGCGCATGCAAGCCTGAAGGTCAGCCGGAAACTGCTTGAGGTCGGACTCCTCGTCGTGCGCCCACATGAACCACCCGAAGGGGGTGCAGGAGGCCCAGGCTGTGAGGTCGCCACGCTTCTGCTCCTCGCAGATGAGGTCGAGCATCATCCTGGTTTCGACGGTTAGGTGGCCCGTGGAGAGGTCGAGGAAGCGCCGAACAGGCGGGAGTGCCGGCGTCGGGACGGGTTCACCGACGAGGGTTGGCGTCTGCATGTTCATGACAGGTCTCTGAGGAGCTTGATGACTGCGGCGCGATCGGCCAGCGGGATGCGGATGGACGCGGCGGTCGACACCGCGCCCTTGCTCGTGATCGGCTCCAGGACGATGTTGTCGCCCAGGATCGTGGCGTAGAGGCCGGACTGGAGGATCCTCCCGTGCCGGCCCCAGGCGCCGAACTCCACCTCTCCGGTGAAGCGGACGGAGCCGTTTCTCATCGGCGGTCGAACCGACGGGACGAGCGGCTCAGCACCTCGTCGTTGTGGCGCTGACGGCTCTCGTCGCGATACCGGTCGCGCTCGATCCGCTCGATCTTGTCGAGGGTTCGAGCCTGATGTTCCTGGGCACGCGAGGACCGGAACGACGAGCTGAGCTGGCTCTCGTCGTAGTCGTCGTAGGCGACGGCCGGACCGGCAAGCAGGAGCAGGCTGATGCCGGCGATGAGGGAAAGACGCTTCATGATGTGGAGTCCTGTGCGATGAGCCGAACCATGTCGGCGAGGGTGAGAGGGTTGTTCGGAACGGCGTCGAGACGGTCGCCGATCCAGCGGATCTCATCGTGGGTCATGTAGATCATGGGGGCGAACCCCCCGGCGATCCGCATGACCTCTCGTGCGCGCTCCCGTGTCATCGGGGTGCGCCGAGCATGAGAAACAGGCCGATCAGAATGAGGACGTAGGCCAGGGTGGCGTAGGTCTCTCGCAGGAAGATCTGACGGCGGTAGCGGTTGCGCATGGTACGCATGGCCATTCCTCAGTCGCAGCCGAAGCCGCAGGTTTGACGGTCGATGAAGCGCCGCTCGTCGCGACGCTGCTTGCCCTTCACGGTCTTCGCGAAGGGACGCGGGTGCCGGCGCCAGGTGCGAGCGTTGAGCAGCTGACGCAGCGGCTCGACGTCGATCGACTGGCCACCCCTCATGAAGAAGGGATGGGACCACCGACGCAGGTTGCGGACTTGAAGGTCGATGGGGCGCACGGGAACCTCCTCGGTGACTTGCAGCAGCCTACGCGGGCTGGCTGACTTTGCAACGTGATAATTTGCATTCTTGCAAGACGCATGGTATGCGATTTGCATGGCAGAAGAGAACCTCAAGCACGACTTGGCATACGGGCTTCCCTTCTTTCGGAAGCAGTCTGACCTGAAGCTGTTCTCTCAGCTCGGGTTCGCATGCGTCTACGCGATCGGACCCGAAGGTGGTGGCCCGGTCAAAATTGGATGGACCGAGAACCCGAAGAACCGATACGCACAGCTCCAGAACGCACACTGGAAGAAGCTGGAGATCAGAGAGATCACCTGGACCGTTGGTAGGCCGCTTGCCATCCGGCTCGAAGGTGAGATCCACAAGATCCTGAAAGGCGCCGGCCGTCATCTGCGTGGTGAATGGTTCGATGTTCCGACGAACTTGGTTCTCGGTGCGTTTCAGGTTGCCACGGACCGTCACAACATACCGACATTCACCCATGACGGGATGATCGAACGGTTCATGGAGGCTCGCGACATGCGAGCCCAAGCGCTCGCCAAGCGAGTCCTTGGCGAAAGCCAGGCTGCTTGACGAAGGGGTGGGGGGTGTGCTAAAACAAATGCACACTCCCATTCTTGCAAGCACCTACGGGTGAGGCCGCAGACCGTCCGGCGTCTCGATGACGAGACCGTCCGAAAGCAGCGCCTCCTTCGCGTCGAGCCGGTCGAACGACACAACCAAAGGCCGGCTCCACGCAGCCGCTTCCTTGATGTCCTGGAGCAGATCGCGCTTGCGGCGCTCCATGTTCACGCGCTGCCGCTCGACAGCCTCACGGGCCGTCGGCGGGATGCAGCAGCTGTGACGGCAGGGATCGTGGGTCATCAGCTGTCTCCAGCCCGCAGGTTGCCGTTCTCGTCGTAGGCGTCGTCGTCTTCGTCGTCCTCGCCAGGTTTCTGGTAGCCGGGCGGGTAGGTGGTCTCGTCAAGCTCGAACCGACCTCCTTGAGGCATCTTCGCGATCCCCTCGCTCAGCGCATGGACGGCGGCCGAGAGGTTCGCGTTGGTCCCAAAGACCTCGATCAGGTTGCGAGCGGCATGCAGCAGCGGCTCGTAGGCCGAGGCATGCTCATCGGCCGCCGCATCATAGCCGGTGCAATAGTCGGCAGTCGTTCCGTAGTGGCTCATGATGGCCTCCTCGATCAGCCGGTGAACCCGAACTCGGCTCGCAGATCAGCGGCGAGTTCACAGGGCAGGTGCCGCAGGTACTCGGCGGCCACCTCGAAGGCATGATCACGGCCGGCACGCTTCTGAGCCGACAGGATCCGCCAGTAGTCGAGGTAGCGCCGAGCCTGCGCCTCGTTGGGGTAGAGCGGTGCCATCAGTATTCCGAAGGCAGCAGGATGACGCCGTCCGTCAGCCACATCGTGATGCCGGGCTCCGGGAAGTCGGTGAAGTCGATGTCCTGGGAGAACACCGCGTTGTCGTTGCCGTCCTCGCAGACGACCTTGCCCTTGCCGTCAGCGACCGTGAGCTTCCAGACCTGGAACTCCTCGCGCTTGACCTTGGGCTCCAGCTGATTGGTCGCGATGATGTCGACCAGCCAGTGTGCGCCAGCCTCGTCGGCGACGTACTTGACGCCATCCGTGTAGGTGATGCGCTGCACCAGGGCGTGGCGATACCAGTTCTCGCTGCCGGTGAAGTGGTCGAGCTTCGTGAGAGCGTTCATCCGAGTGGTCCTACTCTTTCGCCGATCATGCCCAGGCTGGGCATTGTGTTGATGAGGCGTACCGGACCGCTGTCGTTGCCGGACAAGCAGGGCCGAAACAGTTCGAATTCTGGCTTGGTGTCATCGACGCCGAGGTGGCGTCGGAAGTGGCGGTTGGCTTCGGCCTGGGTGGCCGCCTCGACCTCGCACTCAGCGAAGATCGTCAAGCTCGCGACGAAACGGGGCATGATCTGATCCTTTGCATGCTTGCAAGCGTCAGGCGTGGAATTCGAAGTCGTCCTGCGCACGACTCATCACCAGCGCCTCGCGGACATCGAGCGGCATACCCTCGTCGTCGCCGCTGACGTAGCCTGCTCTGCCACGGTACGGCTTGTCGAGCCACACACCCAACGGGTAGGTCGCGCGGCTGCTGTAGCAGTCCTTGCCGAACCCGTGGTGGCCGTCCTCGCCGGGGAACAGCGTGTTCTCGTACCACTCACGGTCGGAGGCGTACTGCGGGGCATAGAACCGGCCGTTGTGGTGCTTGAACGCCCAGTTCGGCACATGGTCGAGCGTGTAGCGCTGGCCGTACAATCGCTTGGCCTGCTCAAAGGTCAGCTTGCGGGTCACAAATTCTCTCCACGTCTCAGGGTTTGTCGTAGGGCTGGATGACCTCGATCAGGTCGTTCCAGTCGTTTCCGGTCATGCGGCGCCGGGTCCACTCGACGTCCTGTCTCCGAGCGAATTCGAGGATCCAGGCGAGGCGGGTGCGAACGCGGCGAAGCTCGGATCGAACCAGGCCGATCGTCAGGACGCCCCAGGTGATCGCCAGGATCAGGCCGGAGCCGAGGCCGACGAGGTAGGAGTTCACGTCGATCATCGCCGAGCCTCCCACCACTGCATGATCCCCATCATCGCGAAGGGCATCGGGATCAGGTTCATCAGGGCGTGCCAGGTCACGCGGATGCCGACAGCCGTCTCTTGGTCGAAGAGGAAGGCACCGCCGAACAGCGTGCTCATGCCGATCGGCTTGCCGACAGTGAAGACCGAGACCGTGAGCATGATGTGCTCGTAGAGGTGGAAGGTCTCGATCATGAGGCCCCACTTCACCCAACGGTTCGGGATCAGCAGCATCAGCGCGACCAGACCGGTGAGGAAGATCAGGTTGCCGACGATGTGCAGCACTTCCATGCTGCGGGCCATCTGGACCTTGTAGTCGAGCGCCGGCCACGCCCAGGCGCCGAACGACTCGACGACGTAGGTGACCCAGGGCGACATCCACGGCGTGTCACGTCCGCAGATGCCGGAGGTCCAGCCCATCAGCCAGATCACCCACTGCGCGACGTGCTCGTAGAAGTGGCCGACCTGGAAGACGAGGCAGGAGACGGCGATGCCGATGAGTAGGTGCTTCACTAAATAATCTCCTAGATTTTTAATAATCCCGCTCGTACTTCTGGCGAAGTTTATCTTTGTCATCCTTCCATAGGTAATTCAGATACAGGGATCCATAGGACCACTTGCCAGTCACGATGTAATCCTTGCTCATTCTAACGCTGTACCTGTACTTCCAGTCAACGCTCCACCACTGTAATTCCCTCCAGGTACGACCGCCCCAACCTTCTCCCGTCTGACACCCCATGATCTTCTCGACCTGATCGCGCGTCATTCCGTTCACGATCGTTTTGAAGACCTCAGGTGTCATGGCGCAGTACGGAGGCTCGTCGACCGGCGCCGGAGGCGCGCTGACGGTCTTCATGACCGGATTTGGCTGCTTCTCTGGATCGGGAGTCGGGCCGCTGCAGGCCTTAGCGCCGAGGATGATGGCGACGAGCACGAAGAAGCCGGTGCCAAATTCGTTCGATTTTCTCATGGCACTCAGCCTCCCGAAAATAGAAATTTGTATTCCTGCAAGTATTCAAGCAGGAAAGTGCTGATCGACAGTCTTCGGGTCGAGGCCGTAATCGGACGCCACGGTGAGGAATTCCCGGCGCATCAGCTCCCGGTTGGGTCCGACCGGCGTCCAGTAGTCCTGCTCGTCGTGGATCGACTGCATGTCGCCGATGAACTTCACGTTCTCGATGATGTAGTCCGGCAGCGGCTTGTTCTGAATTTGCTTCTCCCGCATGAGCGAGCGAATGCCGCCGATGAACGCCTGGCCGCTGCTGTAGGTCGCAGTTCCTGGAGGCAGGATCATGCCGGCAAAGCAGGCGTTGCCCTTGCCGTCGTCGTAGCCGCAGACGGTGCTTGCTTCGCCAGTCGGGTTGGGTTGCATGCAGCGGTGGGTCATGGTGGCGGCACGCTCGACGATGATGTCGAACAAGCCCTGGCGCACGGCGGTCTTCGGTGTGGTCATGACGTCTCTCTCGGATGAAGGGGAGGTAATTTGGGTTCCGCACTTTCGCAGCGGATGGCGACCTGGGTCTGACCAGGGAGCGGGCATTACCCGCACGAACAACAATTCATGAGCCTTGCGCAAAACATACAAGGCCGTAACCTTCAGATTTCTTAACAACAACCATCTCCTGTAGAAGCCTAACAAGGCTGAATAGTTGCACTGAACGTATAATCTCAAGTATTTTGTGTCTTCTGTCAATCGTAATGACGGGTCCATCACTTTCTCCCACTCTGGGTTGGCATGTTTGCAAGTCCTTAGCGGTCGCCCACCACAAGGATGGGCGACACAAAGGGCTCAGATCATGCTGAAGACGGGCTTGGTCCGGCCGAGCACCTTGACCAACAACACCTCGTGGTCCTCGCTGACGGCCATCGTCGCGCGGTTGCGACCAGCTTCCTTGTCGTAGTGCCGGCTGCTGACGCTGTAGGTCACGTCGCTGCCGCGCTTGCGCAGAACCATGAAATCCGGGTCGGTCGCGACGCTCGACTCCGGCGATCGGGCGGTGCCCGGCATGCCCTGCATCGACTCGACGAAGTCCTTGGCCTCCTTGAGGCCGACGCCGGATGCGGCGCGGTAGGACTTGATCGCCTCGATCTTCCGGCCGCCACGCAGGTGCAGGATAACGTCGTTCATGTGGTTGTGGGCGACCACCTGGGCGCCGAGCGTTGTGCTGCCCAGGCTGCGACCGTACTGGATGTTGTCGCGGTCGCGGGCGGTGAGCTTGTCCGCGAAGTTGGCCTCCGAGTTGTGCCAGTTGGTCGAGACGAAGTCCGTGGCCGACAACTGGCCGGGGGCGTTCGCGGTCAAGAAGGCGTTCTGCGAGATGGCGTTCATGGGTGTTGTTCCTTCTTTTGCCCTGTCGAGGGCGTTCTTCAGGATGTCGCCGAGGGTCTGGCCCTCACCGGACCACTGCGCTTCGAGCGCCCGGAGCCGGTTCTGCGAGTGGGTGGCCTCATCGGCGGTGACGAAGCCGGTCGTGCTGCCGTAGAGGTCGATGCGGCGAGCGCCGGCCGTGCAGGACCGCAGGTATTTCGGACCGCCGGTGTAGTCGGCGAGCGCACCACGAATGGACTTCATGGGTAGGTCGGGCATCGCCAGAGCGATGTGCTTGTGGATGCCCAGCTGGAGCGGCTTCTTCACCGCGCCCTTCGGCTGGAACGTGTACGGGAACGCCCGTACAAGCCGTTCGCGGATCTCGGCGTGGGTTGCCATGGATCAGTCTTCCTCGTCGTCGTTGATGTCGTGCATCTCGGCGAGACCAGACCAGTCAGGGGAACCGGTCGTGAGGAAGTTGTTGATCGCTTCAGCCGCGATGGCCGGCGTGATCAGATCCCACCGCTCGAAGTCGATGAATTCGGTCGGGTAGAACAGATCGTGAAGCGGGTGGTCTTCCTTGCCCCTGAAGCTGTCGACGTACTGATCCGCGATCTTCAGCGCAGAGATGCTGAACTTCTGGCTGGTGATGTCGATGCCTTGCATCCTGAGCGACAGGTGGCCGCCGATGCAGGCGACGCAGCCGCAGTCGTATTTCACGTCATCTTCGATCGGGACGCCCGCACCAATCGACATCGAGAACCCGAGTATGGTCTCGACATCCGCCCTTCCGCTGCTGTCACTCCCGACGCCGCGAATAGCCTGTTCTGGAAGGACGCAGACCTCACCCTTCAGGTGGTTGGCCAACTCGATCAAGCCGGCGTGCTCGGCATCGGTGATGCCCAACTTTTTGGCGGTCTTGTACGTGGTCATGGGCTTCTCTCTCTGTCTTGTGCCGAAGGCACCGGTTGCATGCTTGCCAGTCAGTGGGCCGGAAAGACCTCACGGATGGCGGTGTGGGCGAGGCCGAATTCGTCCGCGACCAGCTTGAACTCGGACCGCATGCGTTCGCGGTTGGCCGGACCCTCGTAGTCCTTGCCCGACCAGTTCCCGCCGCTGTCGTGGATCCGCTGCAGGTTGGTCAGCAGCTTCGTGTGCGGCTGGAGCCGATCGGGCAGCATCGCCAGATTCATCAGCGTATCCACACCGCCGATGACGACGTTGCTGTCACCATCGAGGACTTCGTCGTCGGTCAGGAGCGCACCGACGAAGCAGGCGCTCGTGTTCTCCTCGTTGCGGTACGCGCAGCCGGAGATGTCCATGCACCGCTTCGGCATGGTCGCGGCGTACCGGATGGTGGCGTCGAAGATCTCCTGCTTGGTCAGCTCGGGCTTGACCAAGGTCGGGGTGAACGGCGTGGTGAAGTGGGACATGGGCGGGGTCTCTTCTCTCTCGTGGCGAAGCCACCGGTTGCATTCGTGCCAGCGACCGCTCAGTTCGGAGCGTGCTCGATGGCGTAGTCCCACATCTGGAGCGTGGCCTCGTGGCCCAGCTCGTCGTTGACGCGGATGACGTTGTAGAGCGGGCCGTGGAGCGCCTTAGCCGCTTTGGCGAGCGCCATCTTCTCGGGCGCACTCATGGTGCCGCGATGAATCACCCGCTCGACCGCACCAAGAGAGCAGAAGCAGACTGCGCTTTCGTGCTGCGGCGAGATCGGCTTGCGATCGGCGCCGTAGGCGTACTCACCCTGCCCGAACGTCTCGGGGTTGGCGATCAGGGCGCGGCCGGCGATCAAGTTGGCGCGGATGGACATGGGCTTCTCTCTGTCTTGTGGCGCAGCCACCGCATCATTTTGCGGCTGCTGACGGATTCGAGGGGGGGGTGGTTCAGCGCTTCAGCAGACCGGGGATGGTGGTGCCGTCGGACCCGAACATCTCCCATGCGTCGGCGCAGGACTTGGTGACGTTCTGCTTGAACACCTCGATCAGGAGAGCGGCCTGCACCCCACGAGCGCGGTTGTTGATGAAAGCCTCGGTGTCGGGGACCAGTTTGGTCAGGGCCGCCTTCATCATGGCTCGGTCGACGGAGGTGCCGGGACACACGTCGTCGACGAAGATGCCAGTGGCGACCAGGGCCGTTGCGTACCGCTCATTGGTGTCGGCGCGGGCCGGACCCATCAGGGCGGCTGTCAGGGCGAGAGAGGCGAGAGCGATACGGATCACAACGAACTCCTGTTTGCATGGTGTACGGCATGCGGTTGCATGCACGCAAGTGGGTGGACGAAATACGGGACGGAAATTAGGGAAAGGGGGACAAACAAATCCCTGAGGCCCGAATTACGCGGATCCGAACAGCCCCATTTCGGACGGGGCGAACAGGCCGAGATACAGGCCCCTGGGCCGCTCCTCACGGATCACAGCCAGATCCTGTACGACCCTGACGAAGGGGACGGAACGACGCTCCATTCGGTCGATGAACTCCTCGACATGGATGCTCGCCTCTTCCAGCGAGAGGTTGGGCACGCTGCTCTCGCAGACGATGCCGCCCATGTCGTTGATGGCGGTCACATGTAGTTGATAACGCATGGGAAATCTCCGTCGGAGGAGGCGTTGAGGATGGCCCACGGACCGCACTCGAAGATGCGCAACATGTGGGAGAACACATAGAAGGGAGAGAGCCAGACAAGGCTCAGAGAGGGAACGCCCAGAGCACCATCAGGGGGATCGAGGAGTACCCCAGGATCAGCGCCAGAATGGTCAGGGGGCTTGGTTCGGAGACGGGGATGGAGGTGGTGGGAAAGTGTTGCCGACTCTTGCTCAAAACACTCATAAAAGCACATTCCCCATCGAAATTGCATGTTTGCAAGCACTTAGCACGCACACAGAGGGTTGTTACCCCGTGCGAACCCAGTGCGTTCCGAGCGTTCAGCTCGATGATACCCCCTGCGGCCTGTCAGGCGCACAAGCGGGGGTATGATCCAGACGAACACGGACGTAAGGTTGCGGCCAACAGGCGAAAGGCTCCGAAAACAGGCCTTGAGACCCGTCCGATCGCTCGGAAGGGCCTCAAACTCGCATCTCAGGTTGTAATCGTCACGAAATCAGTGGCGATCGGCTCCCCGTCGAAGTCCAGAGCCACGGTCAGCGAGACCCCACCAGACCATCGCTCGGTCGTCATGGTCAGCGTCAGGTGCTCGCGCAACAGGCAGAGCAAGCGCGCCTTGTCGGTGTCGTCGGCTGCTACGGCCAACGCGGTCTCATCTGCCATAGGCGAACCCCTTGATCTGCTGCTGCAACCGGTCGCGAACCTCGGTCAGCACGGCCATGCGTCGGTTGTGCAAGGCAAGGCGTGCTTCCCAGGTCTCGCGGCCCTCGAACCAGCCCCGCTTCATGCGAGGCGTCTCGGCTTCCATCTTCTCGACCTCCTGGCCGATGAAGTAGGCGGCGACACGGATGTCGCCCTCGTTCAAGCCCGTCACCACTCGTTCGCTTCCGCGAGACGGTGCCGGCGGGCGGCCTCGAACTCTTCGAGGTCCACGTTGTCGTCGAGACCCGACTCGTCGTCGTCCTCGTCGATCTCGTTCACATCGTCGAACAGGTCTTCGATGTCGGCAGGCAGGGTCGCGTCCTCGTCTTCGTAGTTCATGTCTCGCTCCTCAGGATGCGACGATGGGATTGCGGCTGGACCGTGCGGCGCTGAAGGAATGCACGGGTGTCGGCGTCGCGCTGCTCGCGCGTCACGGCCTGCGAGGACCGGATGGACTGCCAGTGGGCATGGGACATGGTCGGATCCTCAGAATGCACACTTGCGGAGCTTGGGCGCCTCGTAGCGCCGACGGGGCGCCTCGAAGCGAAGACGGGACGGCGGAACCGGGTCGTCGATCGACTTGGGCTCGACACGCGGGGCATCGACACCGATCGGGCGGGACCGCTCAATCGCCTCGATCTCGGCGTCGTCACGCTCGAAAGACGCCTGGCGCTTGCAGATGCGCTGGGTCTGAATGTCCTGGGCCAGCGAGGCCACGTCGAAGTCGAACACGTCGAGGAAGCTCGGACGCTCGGCGGGCGGCTCGTATGGGGTGGAGAAGATGTGGGCCATTCGGAAAATCCAGACCTCTGGAGAAATTCGCGTTTTCGACACAGGTCATCGGCCTCTGGCTGAGAGCCAAGGTGCGGAAGCGTGTCGAAGGATGGGGCAGGGGCGCGGACGCCCCCGTCAGTCCGTCAGTGGGAGGTTGGCAGGGCGCACGTCGTTGCGGGCGCGTCGCCGTGCAGCTCGAACGTGAACTGCGGATACCGGGCGCGGTAATGGTGTTCGAGCCACCACAGCGCGACCTCACGGCTTGCCGACGACCCGAGCATGAGCCGGTCATTCAAGCGGTGGGACTCGTGGCACGTCCGTTCGATGTTGAACGTGCCGGACTTGAAGGGCGGCCGGGGCATCAGGCGCCCGCCGGGGTGACGACTTGGACGCGCATGCACGTCCGGTCACGCGGGGGAACCGTGCCGACCGTCACGAACGCCTCAAGCGCCGCACAGTCGTGCCAGACGGTATGGACGAGGCCGGTCGCGTCGGCGAGGCCTTGCGCCTTCGCAATCTTGCGCAACTCATCCTCGCGTGAGGGGCAAACCCACTGGGCCATGGTCGTAACCTCGCGTTCACAGTGAACGGGGAACAGGCCAGAAGCCGGTTGCCGGTCCGCTATGGGGAGGGGAGGCGCCCCCGTAGGGGCGCCCCGTGTTGTGGCTTAGGCGGCGATCCGCTCGGCCTCCGGCTCGACTTCCGAGGCGCGGCCGGCATTCTGCGCGGCGTGGGCGTCGGAGGCGACGATGGCAGCGGCCACCCCGTTGGAAAGCTCGTCGAGCCGGCCCTGAAGGCGCTTGATCGTGGCGGCCAGCTCTTCGACCGACGTGATTTCGAGGAGCTTCAGCGTGGCCTTCTCCATCGGATCGGACGCGCCGTCCTCCTTCGCCTTCGGATCCGCCTTGAAGTAAGCGGCGAGGGCGTAGATCGTGGTGCCGTAATTCTCGGCGACGAACTCGCCGAACACCTTCAGGATCTCCGCGACATTCTCCTTCGCGCCGAGCGTCTTCATGAACCCGGCGTGATTCTTGGCCATGTCGTCGACGATCTTTTTGGCGTAGCGGCCGACTTCCGCGATGGCGTGTTCCTGCTTGGAGAAGCCGGCGGCCTTTGCGGCGGCAAAGTAGGCGCGGACGAGGGGACCGACCTTGGCAGCGTCGCGATTGCGCTTGATCGACTGGAATTCCTTCAGGGACTCCGAGTCCCGGTAGAGCGCGTTGCCCTCGGCGACGAAGTGATTGATGAACTCGCGCTTCGCGTTGGCGAACTTGGTTTCCTTCACCTCGGCCTCTTCGCCGAGATTCCACGCCTTGCCGATGCGGTAGGCGGCGATGGCGGACACGGTCACAGCGGAACCGTAGATCTGACCGTCGAGCTTGTGGGACGTCTTGACGGCGGCGGCGAGGGCGGACACGCCAGCGGACATGACAGCGGCGAGGACGGTGTTGACGTTCGACATGATGAATTCGCTTTCTGGGAGTGTGCCCCGCTTGCATGCTTGCAAGGCCGGGGAGGGGAGGGGAGAGAAGAAATCCAGACCTCTGGAGAAATCCTCGTTTTGGGCAGAGCTTCGCCGGTCGACCCGCGAGGGTCTTGCTTTGAAGTGTGGCTTGGAGCGCGAGGCCCCCCGGAGGGGGGAGGGGGGGGGGGAGGATTACGCCCCGACCC